TGCATTCAGTAACCTTTCCTATTCTAGGAATATTTACAATATTCTCTGAAAAGAAGAATATATCAGTTATCGAGTCTATTACTAAAAGGAAGTACAATGCTTCGTGAAATTCGTTATACTAAAGTTAGTGGACAAATGAAAGAATACTCAGTTTATCCGTTAACAGAACCAGTAGATAGTATGATGGCTCTAGACGTATCCGATTTAGATGTTGAAGAAATTGAATTAGTAGAGGAAAAGCTCAAAGACTTCTTTGAAAAGAGAGCTGAACTCTTTAAGAAGTATAAGTTAGATGTTTATCTTAAACGCTTCAAACTAAAAGGAGTAGACTGGATTGTTTAAATGTACACAATTGTAGGTAAAGAAAATCTGGAAGCAGTAAATACTGTAGCAGATCGTGCAATGCAAATTATGCGAGATGAGTCTGCTATTAAAGCACTAGAGGAAGACAAAGCAGTAGGTGTAAGAGCTGACCATTTAATGTCCTTAGCGACAGGTTATTTATTCTTATATCAAGCTGTACTAGACCACGGACTTTTGCCTAGTCAGAAGTCTGCTAAACATCAAATTTTTAAAGTTCATTAAGGAGTAACAAATATGGCATGGGATGACGACAAGAAAGCTAAAGTAATTAAGGCATATACCGATGCAAAGCCTACAGGTGCAAACTCTATTGAGATTGTTAAGCAATTAGCAGAAGATTTTGGCGAAACACCGAATGGTGTTCGCATGATTCTTAGCAAAGCAGAAGTCTATGTTAAGAAAGAAGAAGTTGCAGGTACTAAGAAAGCTGCAGCAACTAAAGAAGGTGCTACAGCTCGCGTATCAAAAGCTGATTCTCTATCTGCCCTAATCAAGGCAGTTGAAGAAGTTGGCTATACTGTTGATAACGATATTATCGACAAACTAACTGGTAAGCAGGCAATCTACTTTACCAATGTAATCAAAGCTGCTCTAACCACTACTGAAGACGGAGAGTAATAATGGCTGCTGCAAAGAAGTCAGTTAAAGTAAAAGATACGGAAGATTTATCCGATTCTAATATTGAGAAAGTAATTGCACTTCTTTCAGCAGAAAAGCCCTGTACTAAAAAAGAGGCTTGCAGTATTCTAAGAATCACTTACAATACTACTAGATTGCAGACTATTATTGACAACTTTCTAGAAAAGAAAGATAGAACTGCGAAGCTTAGGGCTGAGAAAGCACATAAACCTGCCACAGAAGCAGAGATTCAGTACTCTATTATGGAGTACCTGGGGGGTGCTACAGTTTCTGCAATTTCAGAGTCTCTTTATAGGTCAGCATCTTTTGTAGATAAAGTTCTAGAAAGATGTGGAGTACCACGTAGGGCTACAGGCTGGTCATACCAACGTCCTCAACTAATCCCCGAAGAAGCGATTAGAACTTCTTTTGAGATTGGAGAGAAAGTATGGTCAGCGCGTTATGAGTCACTAGCAACGATTAAATCAGAAGTAACAAACCAACCACATCCTTCTAAAGTATATCGTGTATACCTAGAAGATGAGTCTTGGCAGCAATCAGCGTACCAACCAGCCGAGGAATTAGCTTCCTTGCAACACTTAACTAAATATGGAGTTTCAATTTAAATGAACAAAAATGCTTTTCTTCACTCTATGAATGAAGGTGGGGACTGTTACATCAACTATATTTCACCAGTCTCTAAGAAGCAGAAGTACCATGTTGGTACTACAAACTTTTCTGTAGCAATTTCACCCTATATTGCTAAGAAACTAGACGAGTATACCTGGCCTCGAATGAATGAGAATCAGGTACTAGTATTCTGTTATGATATGGATACATTCAAACCAGTAGATACTGCTTTGGTTATTAGTGTACTTCCGACTAATAAGGTAATTAGACAACCAGATGAGCAACAACGATTCTGAGGTTTTATTTACTCATACCCTAAAAGAAAATCTGGATGACTTCTCTCAGTGGAGATTAACAGTTACCGAATTTAGGGGTGAGCAATATCTAAATATACGAGAGTACTTTCTAGACTTTGATAGTGAGTTTCAACCTACTAAGAAAGGTATCTCAATTCCATTAGAGATGACCTTTACCGCAAATCTGCTAGAAGGTTTGAAACGCTTAGTATCAGAAGGGGAACAAGACGATGTGGAGTGATCAGTTTCTATCCGAAGCTGGAAACATACTTCTATGGATTATACTTGGTAGTTTCTTAACTGGTCTAGGTATAGGAATACTTTTAATTGGAGTATTGGGATGAAGTTTGAAGTAGCAAAAGCAGAGCTAATTGATGATTTACTAGTAAAGGCTTCTAAGGCTTACTACGATGGTGAACCAATTCTATCTGATGAACAGTTTGACTATTTAGCTGATTTAGTAGATTTTAAAGGTTTGGGTGCTAAACCTAGTGGAGATACTAAGAAACATTATAATCGGATGTTTTCTTTGCAGAAGTATTATGCAAATGAGGGTAAAGTACCTCTGTCAGATTATAAAGGGTTCAAGTACTTATCACCAAAGCTAGACGGTGCTGCTATCTCTGCACTTTATATTAATAAACAGTTAGTTCAAGTACTAACTCGTGGCGATGGTTTCGAAGGTACAGATATTACTGAAAAGTTCTTATTTAGCACTAAACCAGTTCTGCCTAAATCTATCAATATAGATGGGATTGTTCAAGTAACGGGCGAAATCACTACTCTGTCAGATGTAGAGAATGCTAGAAACTATGCTTCCGGTGCACTAAACTTGGGCAGTATTGATGAGTTTAATTCTAGGGATTTATACTTTACTGGATACGGATTATACCCACAGACTCAGACATATGAGTTAGACCTTGAGACACTACGCTTAAATGGTTTTAAGACTGTTGCTGATGAAGATTGGTGCAAACAGTTCGCCACAGATGGTATCGTTGTACGTATCAATGATACCGAAGACTATAACGCTCTAGGCTTTACAGCTAAACATCCTCGTGGAGCTTATGCTATCAAAGAGCGTAAATTCGGAGCTATTACTACTCTGCTAGATGTAGAATGGCAAGTAGGTAAGTCAGGCAAGGTGACTCCAGTAGCAATCCTAGAACCTTGTAAGATTGGAGACTCTACAGTAGCAAGAGCAACCCTAAACAATATAGCCTTTATCGAGTCTTTAGACTTAGAGATCGGTTGTAAAGTAGAGGTACAAAAAATGGGTGATATTATTCCCGGCATTGTTCGTAGAATCCATGAAAATGATATTGATTTTGTAGAGTAACTACAGTATAATATTTCCTTCTACAGTTGAAAAGCAAATGAAAATAATCCAACCAGAAAATTGTCCTGTATGTAACTCCAAACTGATTTTGGTAAAAGATCAGTTATTTTGTAGAAATAAGGAGTGCTCAGCCCAAACAGCTAAAAAGCTGGAGCACTTCTGTAAGACTGTGAAGATGAAAGGTTTTGGGCCAGTAGCACTAAGTAAACTAGATTTTGAATCTATACTAGATATTTATACTTTTAGTGAATCAACTTATAAGTTCTTACTTGGAGATACCATTGGAGTGAAACTCTTTAAAGAAGCTAGAATGAGTGAGAAGAACACTGATTTACAGCAAGTCTTAGCAGGATTAAGTATTCCGTTAGTAGGAGCAACTGCTTCCAGTAAACTTTGTGAGTTTATTGATAGTGTTGATGACATTAATGAGGATTCTTGTAAAGCAGCAGGACTCGGAGAGAAGGTCACAAACAATCTTCTAGAATATGTTAAATCCGAGGAATTTGGCAGTTTGCAAAAGCTTCTTAGGAAGTTTAAAGTAGGCAGTACCCAGAAAGTTGAAACACCATCATTAGGTTTGACCGTATGTATTACTGGAAAGCTAAATGATTTCAAGAATAGATCAGAAGCTGGTAAACATCTTACTAGCTTAGGGTTTACGGTAGTGGACAGTGTAACTAAAGCTACCAACATTTTAATTAACGAAGAAGATAGAGAAAGTTCAAAGCTAACAAAGGCTATATCCCTAGGAATTAGGGTAACTACTATCAAAGACTTAGAAAAGGAAATAAATAAATGACAGTTCAAAAATGGACCGACGAACGTACCGCTATGCTAACCTCACTTGCTGGTGTTGCTACTCCAGTTAGCGCAGATACCGTAAAGGCCGCTGCCGTAGAATTAGTTTGTAGTGAGCGCTCTGTAGCTGCTAAACTACGTAAGATGGGTTACGAAGTCGCTTCAATGGCGAAGTCTAGTGCTCCTACCTTCACCGAAGACGAAGCTACTGCTCTAGGAGCTTTCGTTGAAGCCAACAGCGGTGTTCTAACGTATGCTCAGATCGCTGAAGCCTTCCAAGACGGTGACTTCTCAGCTAAGCAAGTACAAGGTAAGATTCTATCAATGGAACTTACTGCACATGTTAAGCCTACTGAAAAGGTTGAAGCAGTCCGTACTTACACCGAAGCCGAGGAAACTACTTTCATCAGCATGTGTGCTGGCGGTTCCTTCGTAGAAGACATTGCAACTGCTCTGAATAAGACTATTAATTCAGTTCGCGGAAAGGCACTTAGTTTACTTCGTAGCGGAGACATTGCAAAGATGCCTGCTCAGAAGGAATCTCATGCTAAGGCAGAAGCTGATGTTGTTGATACCCTAGGTGACCTAAGCAAACTAACAGTTGCTCAGATTGCTGAGAAGTCTGGAAAGACTGAACGTGGTATCAAGACTCTTCTAACTCGCCGTGGACTAGTTGCTAGTGACTATGATGGTGCAGCAAAGAAAGCAAAGAACACAGCTAAAGCAGCTGAGTAATACCTAAATAGGTAATTAAGGCGGTTTAGGGATTCCTCTAAATCGCCTTTTTTCATGGAGTAATAAATGAAGGTAACAATAACTTATTATGACAACGACTCGCTTACTATCGAAGAAGTCGTTGCTCGCGCCAAACACGCTTACGGAGACTTTGTTGAAGTTTCCGTGCAACCAACAAGCAATAAGCCTTCAGATATGCTTTACTTTGCTTTGCAACAAATGTTGACTCATGAACAGCTATCAATATTTTTTGATGACAAGAATCAGTATCCTGCTAGATTAAGTAATTTACGTTCTGAGACACTAGCTATAGTACAAAAGGAATTATCAGCAGTAATTAAGGATAATGAAATAAAGGTAACTTAGAATGGCAGATATAGGCGCAATAGTACTACATAAAGTATTAGAGGGTAAAGATCTATCTGCATTTTCGAGACTGAAGTTAGCTTTTTTCGACTCCTCTTACACTAGCGTATATAGTGCTATTACGAGCCATTACGATAAGTATGGGGCTATACCTAATTTTGTTGAACTACTAACAACAGCTAGAAGTAGTGCATTAACGAACGCTTTAACAACACTTCAAAGTCTTGAAATTGAAGATGATATAGATATAGATGTAGCTGTCGATGCTTTAATAGATAGCTACACACAAAGTGAGGCATTAAAACTACTAGATAAATTCGTAGACAATATCACATTAATGGATAGTCAGGAGATTAAAGACTCACTATCCGCAGCAGTAATGCATCTAGATGAAAAGACTCATACTAGTGAGACTATTCTAAGTGCTAGCGATATTATGCTATTTAACTCAGTGGAAGATAAAGAACACTATAAGTTTCCTAGTGGTATATCGAACACAATTGACGCTAAATTGGGTGGATTGTTTAGACAAGAGACTATTCTACTTGGTGGTAAGCGTGGTGCTGGTAAATCTATTGTATGTGCTAATCTAGTGGAAGCACAGTATTCAATGGGTAACACTTCAGTATACTTTACTATTGAAATGACTGGTAGAGAAACATTTCAGCGTATCATGGGTATTAATGCTGGAATTCCTCATTCACTACTAAAGCAGGACGCTTTATCAGAAGCAGATATTCTCAAGCTAGTAAAAGCTAGAGCAGCCATGTACATGGATGCAGATGATTTAGTACAGGAATTTGTTATTAGTGGAGATAGTCTAAAGTTCGAAGGTGACCTAGTTAGAACTAAATTTCTAAAACCGGATAACCAAATCATTATTATTGATGATAGAGAACTTAGTATTACTGCTATCGACCTGCATATTCAGAAGTTAAAAGCTAAATTCGGAGATAAGCTAAAACTAGCCGTTATCGACTACCTAAATCAGATTACAGTACCCGGTATTCCAGGTGGTATGTACGAGTGGACAACTCAGATTTTCGTAAGTAAAAAACTGAAAGAATTAGCTAGAAAGCACGATATATGCATTGTGTCTCCTTATCAAATTGATGATAATGGTGGTACGCGATTCGCTAAAGGTATTCTTGACTCTTGTGATATTGCTATGCTACTGGATGCACATGATAAGTCTGATAATACTATATCTTTCGACACTACTAAGATTCGTGGTGGTCCACCTCTTGCATTCAGTAATGGTATTAATTGGGAAACATTAAAGATTAATCCAGCAGAAACTGATAAGCCACAGAAGAAAGCTAAGAAAGAAAAGGAAGAGGAATCTTCTTATACTGGAAAAGAAGATGCAAACGATATTGACGCTCCATTCCCTGGAGGAACTAAAATACAAGGTGAAAAATGGTAGACGAAGTAAGAACACTACTCGATAATTTTGATATTAAGTATATCCCTAGTGGTAGGGATTACTTAATACACTGTTTAAACCCTGAGCATCCGGATAGGAATCCTTCACTTAGAATTGACAAATTGAAGGGTATAGGCCAGTGTTTATCTTGTGGCTATAAAGTAAACCTATTTAAGCATTTTAATGTCTTTACTGATGGTAAGTCTGCGCAAATTGCTTCCTTAAAGGAAAAGATTGCGAAATGTATGTCAGATAGTGTAGGACTAAAAATACCTGGTAAAGCTATTCCTTGGAGAGAAGATTACAGGAACATTAAGGCTAGTACGTTTAGAGAGTTTGATGCTTTCACATACCACGAGGATTTCGGCAATCGCTTAGTATTCCCAATGTATGCTGCCAGTGGCAAGATTGTTGCTTTCAATGGACGTGCCCTAGGTAACGAGTCTCCTAGATATGATATATATCCGTCACATGTAGAATTACCTATGTTTCCTGGCAGACCTAAACCAGTAAACTCTACTCTAGTACTAGTGGAAGGTATATTTGACTTCTTAAATCTGCATGATAAAGGATTGACAAACGCAGTAGCCCTTATGGGAGTAACTACTCTACATAACAAGAAAGGCTTGAATAAGAACAAAATAAACCTATTCAAAATGAGTGGGACTACTAGGATATTCCTATGCCTAGACGCTGATGATGCAGGTAGAAAAGCAACTGAAGAACTAAAACCATTATTAGAAGCTGAAGGTTTCTATGTTGGTGTAATAGAATTAGAAGACGATAGTGACCCAGGTGAATTAAGTAAATCTGAAGTAGAGTGGGTCATTGATTATATAAATGGAAGGCAGTCCTAGCCTTAATAAAAGGAGTAATATGAGAATAGCAGTAATTGAAAAAGGCCCTAGTAATATAAGGTTTAACCAGTACTTTCAATTTGAATTTGATCAGTATCAACTATGTAGTGTAAAACTACCTAAAGTTCTAAAGAAAGACGTAGATATTGTAATTGATGAGTCACAATATGACTATATAATTACAGTAGGCAGTGAAGCAGCAAAGTACTTTGCCAAGATCACTAGTGTGACCGATTTAGCTGGACACTTAGTAGATGGTAAGTATATTCCAATTATTAATCCTATGATGATTACCTTCAAACCAGAAGGTAAACCAGCATTTGAAAAGTCCTTAGAAAGGCTACATAAGGTAGTATCTGGGCAGAATCTAATTAATACCACAGGTATTTGGATTGGTATTACAGATTCGGATGAGGCGCTAGAATACTTAAGAAAGATTGATGAGTGGGCTAGTTCAACTAAAGTAATCGCACTCGATACTGAAACTACAGCACTTTATCCTACTGACGGCTACGTCCTAGGGATAAGTATCTGCGCGAAATTAGGTAACGCTGCCTATATCTCCACAGAGTGTGTAAACGAAGAAGTTGAAGCCTTCTTACAGTACTTATTCTATAAGTATACCATAGTATTCCATAACGCAAAATTCGATATTAAGATGTTACGTTATCATTTTAATTTCAAATTCCCGTCATTTGAAGATACAATGGTTATCCATTATGTGCTTGATGAAACACAGGGTAGTCATGGCTTGAAGAGCCTAGCACTAAAGTATACAGATTTTGGTGCTTATGATGACGATCTAGATACCTATAAGAAAGAGTATTGCAGATCACATGGTATTCTAGAATCAGATTTTACGTATGATCTGATACCTTTTGAAATCATGGTTCCATATGCTGCTAAAGATACAGGAGTAACTTTAGCACTATACGTTAAGTTTAAGCCAATTATAGATGCTAACCCCAAATTGTTAAATCTATACAATAATCTTCTTATTCCAGCTCTAACAGCTTTGATTAAGATTGAGCTATCTGGTGTTCCTTTCCATAGAGGTAGACTAGAGTTCGCTAAGGCTACGATTGATAAGGCTATTAAAGATGCGGAAACTCATCTATATAACCTTCCAGAAGTTAAACAGTTTGAAAAGGATCAGGGCAAAGAGTTTAACCCAAATAGCGTTCTTCAACTAAGAAAGCTACTATTTGATGCTCTGCAATTAGAACCACTAGCTAAGAAGACTGGAACTGGTCTACAGAGTACAGATGCTGAAGTTCTGGAAAGTTTGGAAGGTCAGCACGAAGTAGTTAATAGTATTATTGCGATCAGAAAACTTGGTAAAATCAAGAATACTTATGTTGATAATCTACTACGTAATCTAGACTCAGATGGTAGAGTTAGAACTGGATTCAATATAACCAGTACAACTTCTGGTAGACTATCAAGTTCTGGTAAATTTAACGCTCAACAGCTTCCTCGTGATGAGAAGCGCGTAAAAGGAGCCATTAAAGGTTCTGGAAAGCACGAAGGTTGGAAGATAGTTTCTCAGGATTTGGCAACCGCTGAAATGTACTATGCAGCGGTTCTATCGGGAGATAAGAAACTTCAGAAGGTTTTCCAAGACAAGGAAGACTTCCATAGTTCTATTGCTAAGCAAGTATTCTCTCTGCCATGTTCTGTTGCTGAGGTAAAGAAATTCTTCAAAGATAAGCGTCAAGCTGCTAAGGCTATCTCATTCGGTATCCTTTACGGTTCGGGTGCTCGTAAAGTATCTGATACAGTATCCAAGGACTCAGATACACACTTCTCTCTAGAAGATGCGCAGGAATCTATTGACTTATACTTCAGTACGTTTAGTCAGCTAAAGAAATGGCTGAAGGGTACGGAGGAACTTATTAAGAAGCAAGGTTTCTTATACACCTCTGTTGGCCGGAAGCGTAGGCTTAAGAACGTATTTAGTCCTGATAAAGGTATTGCATCACATGAAATCAGAAGTGGTATTAATGCCGCAGTACAGTCCCTAGCCTCTGATATTAATCTATTTGCTGTTATTGATATGATGGCTGAGATTAAGAAGCATAAGCTACGTGCTGAGATTTTCATGATGGTGCATGACTCTATTGTGGCTATTGTACACCCGGACGATGTAGAGAAGTACTGTGAATTACTAGCTATGTGTACTCAGAAGGATAGAGGTTTCTCTATTCCAGGCTGCCCAATCGGTATTGACCAAGAAGTTGGTGATGACTACTCATTCGATAGCTGGGAGGATGAGTGGAGGGAGTGCTACGATGATTTTATCCAAAGTAGTATGGCCGGTTTACCAACTGAGTAAGTATATTGAGACCAAGGAGTATAATAACATGCTTCTTGGTCGTAATTCCGCAGAAGATGACTTTAGATTAATAGATGACAGATCAAGGGATTCACCTTCCCTTGGTTTGCGCCGTATTAAGTATGAATCAAGCCCAAGTATTGAAGGGTACAAATTATACAAGCTATCTACACCAATCTATAAATACTCTAGCTTAATACTACTAACCCACAAATCTAGTAAGTTTATAGATTTCTCTGGTAAAGTATTTAATTATGTAAAGAGTATGCGAGTACCTCTCAAATACCATAAGATTACTAGGTATACTCAGGTAGATCATGGCTATCTGGTTCACTTATATGGAATTCATTGTTCCTTCTATATAAATTATGAGCCAGCTTTAGAGGTTAAATACGCTGGGCTTCTACATGTAGGTAGGGGGTATGTTCTTTATTCATTAGAGGAGTCTAAGTTACCAGACACTAGGAGGATAATATGATAGATTTGATGGTAAATATATTAGCTATTTTAGGTGGGTTACTTATAGCTTTGTATATAATAAACATTGTTGGAGTTATTAGTGGCGCGTAAAGCCGTTTTAAGTGATAGAATATATTTAGACAATGTAACTCCAGAAGAGATGGACATACTAGAGGCCCAGACTACTTATGAAATTGTAGCTAGAGCCGGTAATAATACCTTTAGAGAAATTATTAATAATTTCCGAAGAATAAGTCCTAATATGTGTTCTGTTCCTTCTGGTAGAGTTGATCTGATTAATATAGACTACGAAGTTATTGACAAAAGAATTTTAAAACCAGTAGTATTTCCAGAGTTTAGGGGTAAGTTAAGAGAATCACAGCAAGAAGTATATGACGCAGTAGATGAGTCTTGTATGATTAATGCCTTTCCAAGTTGGGGGAAAACCTACTCTGCTTTAGCTATAGCAGCTAAGTTAGGACAAAAGACTTTAGTTATTACTCATACTACTGGACTTCGTGATCAGTGGATTTCTGAGATTGAGAAGGTATTTGGAATTGAAGCTGGTATAATTGGTAGTGGTAAGTATAATACTAAACCAATTATAGTTGTTGGAAATGTTCAGTCCATAGTTAAAGTAATTGACCAAGTTAGGGATGACTTTGGCACTCTAATACTAGATGAGATGCATCACGTTAGTGCAGCTACATTCTCTAAAATTGTAGATAGGTCTAAGGCTAGATATAAGATAGGATTATCTGGTACTCTTATACGTAAGGACAAGAAACATATTATATTCCAAGACTACTTTGGATTTAATGTGTTTAAACCAGAAAAGGAAAACTCTTTAACTCCACAGATCGTAATAGTTGATACTAATATAGTATTGAAACCATCTGAACACTGGAGTAACCGAGTAACTGATCTAGAGGTTTATAATCACGAGTATAGGCATATGGTTGTAGACCTAGCTAATAACGCTGCTAGCAAGGGTTACAAAGTGCTCGTAGTGGGGTCACGTGTTGAATTCCTAAAGTGGGCGGCCGAACAAAGTGAGAAAGCGATTAGTATTACTGGAGAAATGAAATCTACAGAAATGCGAGCGGCAGCATTAAAGAGTTTATCTACTCCAGACGTAGATATTCTATATGGTACTATGTCTATATTCTCAGAAGGTATATCACAAAATGACTTAAGTTGTTTAATACTAGCAACACCTATTAATAATGAGCCATTACTTACACAGTTAATAGGTCGTATTATTAGAGAAGCTCCGGGTAAAAAGCAGCCATTAGTATTAGATATCCATTTAAAAGGTAATTCTACTAGAGCACAAGCCCAGACTAGAATGGGTCACTATATAAGACAAGGTTACCAAGTAAGAATATTGAAAAAGTGAGAGATTTTATTTTTCAATTACAGTATAATATTATTTCTCAGTGAGAAATCAACCTATGAAACCTATATTTTTTGATTGGGACAAGGTTATAAAAACTAATAAGCATGACCATTATAAAATACTGGATATGTTTAAACAGTTTTCGAAAGAAGGTGTACCTACAAAACTGGCTGGAAACAGCTTTATCTTAAATGTACAGGACTTGATGAATCAAGGTGGTTTCGATTCTGAAAAGTTTGACTACATTATCTTAGCTGCAATCAGAAACTATTTCGATTACGAGTATCAAGGTGAGCTTGGCTTATGGCTTCCGCAATCACCAATTGATACTGTTAAAATCTCTAAAAATAGGCTATTGCAAATTTGCGACAACTACATACGATTTAAATACGAGGAAATACAAAATGGCACTTAAATTTGCTAATACTAAAGGCGCTGCAATTAAAGGCGCAGAAGCTTACACTTACAAAGATGGCGAGAATACTATTCGTATCTTTGGAGACGTTCTACCACGTTACCTATACTGGATTAAAGGCAAGAACAATAAAGATATTCCTCTAGAATGTCTTTCTTTTGATCGTGAGAAAGAAAAGTTCACCAATAAAGAAAAAGATTGGGTTAAAGAGTATAATCCAGAACTAAAGTGTGGTTGGGCTTACTGTGTAATGGGATACTCCCTAGCAGATAAGAAACCCGTAGTAGTTAATCTTAAGAAAAAGTTATTTGAACAGATTCTTAGTGCTGCTGAAGACTTAGGTGATCCTACCGATCTAGATACTGGTTGGGATATTGTCTTTAAGCGCGCAAAGACTGGAGCTCAGGCTTTCAATGTAGAATACACTCTAAGTGTACTACGTTGCAAAAATCGTCCTCTATCAGAAGAAGAACGTGCTCTAGTAGCCTCTGCTAAAACTGTTGATGAACTTGTTCCTCGTCTATCCCCTGACGAACAGAAGTCTTTCCTAGACAGTCTGAAGGCTGATTCTGATAGTGCTAACGAAGTACCTCCAGAAGTAGCTGCTGAACAGGTTGATGACATTCCGCAGTAAAAGATATAAAAGCTCCTTCGGGAGCTTTTATTGCCTGGAGAACATATGAGAGAGCAAAAAATAACTTTTACTTATGGAGAATTGATTGAAGCATTCAATGAGTGGAATAAAATATTAGAGCAAGATAAAGTACCAGAAAGGCCTACAGGTAATACCTGGGGCGAAATGTTTACTAATTATCTTATTACTTCTGTCAATAAGATAAGGGCCGAGAAGCTTACTAGCTATAGACAATGAAAATACTATTCACAGCCGATTGGCATATTAAACTTAATCAGAAAAACGTACCTATCGACTGGCAAAGGAATAGGTATTTAGAATTAGTACAGCAACTTAATAAGATTATAGTTTATCAAGAAATTAAACTTGTAGTGATCGGTGGAGATATATTTGACAGGGTGCCAACTATTGAAGAATTAGAGCTTTATTTTGAACTTATAGAGGCTTTAAACTGTATGGTAGATATAATCATTTACCCCGGTAACCATGAGGCTGTAAAAAAGCATACTACTTTCTTATCTAGACTTATAGCTATAACTTCCACCATTAATTCTAGAATAATTATTCTAGATGACTATTACAATATAGATAATATGGACTTTATTCCATATAATAAGTTGAAAGATAAATGGCCGGAGTTTAGTGGTAATATACTATTTACTCACGTTAGAGGTGAAATCCCTCCACACGTTAAGCCGGAAGTAGACTTAGATTTGTTTAATAGATGGGAGCTTGTATTAGCTGGTGATTTACATTCACATAGTAATTGTCAGCGTAATATTGCTTACCCAGGTTCTCCCTTAACTACAAGTTTCCATAGAAATGAAGTAGAGACTGGTGTAATAATTCTAGACTCTAAAACTGCTGACTGGCAATTTGAAAATCTTTGGCTACCACAACTATTAAGGAAGACTGTATCTAGTCCAGAAGAAATGATTCCTACAGATTATCATCATACTATATATGAAATCGAAGGCGATGTTGGTGATTTAGCTAATATCAAGAACTCTGAACTATTAGACAAAAAGATTGTAAAACGCGAACATAAGTCAAGACTATCTCTCAATAATTTAAGTATAGAGGAGGAGCTTAGACTATACTTAGATCAGGTACTAGAAATATCAAATATTGATGAAATATTGAGAGGAGCAAATGATTACATTAAAGACATTAACTTGGAGTAACTTATTCTCCTATGGTGCAGGGAATACAATTTCATTAAGTGAAGAACCAATTACACAGCTAGTTGGGTTAAATGGTCATGGAAAGTCAAGTATTCCACTTGTACTAGAAGAAGTCTTGTTTAATAAGAATTCTAAAGGTATTAAGAAAGGCGACGTAGTTAATAGGCAACTAGATACTAATAAGTACTCTGGTGCTTGTTCTTTCTCAATCTTTGATAAAGAATATCAAATGTCAATTGATAGGTCTGGTGCTACCCAAAAAGTAAAACTAGTTGAAGATGGGGTAGATATTTCTAGTCATACGGCTACAGCTACTTTTGCTCAGCTAGAGGATTTATTTGGTGTGGATGCTAAGACTTTTAGCCAGTTAGTGTATCAAAATAGTGGGTCATCTTTACAGTTTCTGACTGCTACAGATAGTAATAGAAAGAAGTTTCTAATTGATCTACTATCACTAGATAGGTACATAAGTATCTTTGAGCGAGTGAAAGTAGCACACAAAGAGGTATCTGATAAGCTATTACAACTTGGAGCCAAAGAAGCTACTGTGCGCAGTTGGCTGGAGACTGCTGGTAAGACAGTCCTGACAGAAATTGCGTTAGCCACAGTACCGCCGTTAGATAGTACAAAAGCGACCCAATTGGGAACATTAAAAGCACAGCTAGCAGAAATTAATAGTATAAATTCGAAAATTAGTGCCAATAATCTGTACAAAAAGAAAATTTCGTCTATTGATTCATCAGCATTAGTAAGTACAAAAGCGATCATTTCTACAAAACAGTTAGAACAGCAACGTGCCGAAGTTCAGCTAGAAATAAAACAGTATGCTACCATTACTAAAAAATATTCTGGATTAACTAGTGGTGAGTGTCCTACGTGTACGCAGCCAATTGATACTGAGCGAATTAAAGCTATTGTAGATGATGCTCATGCATTATCAGCTATTAAACAAGCCACAGAGAAACGTATTCTAGAAGAAATAGCTTTAGCAGAAGCTAATAATAAAGAAGTTTCTGCTCATCAAGCATTAGTTAAGGAGTTTGAGCAGTTATCAATACTAATTGATAAAACTCTACCAGAATTAACTTTAGATAAAGATGAACTTGATACTAAAATTGTTGAGTTGCAGGAATATATAACCTCTATAAATGATAGTATAGCTAAGGTTACTAAGTTTAATAATGTTGCCTCTGCGACTAATGCTAAGGTTGCTGCAATTAAAGAACAGTTAGCTAATTATACGAGTGAGCTAGAAGTGATTTCTACTGATATAGCTAAATTAGAGAAATCCTTCTCTGTACTAGAAGTTTTGAAGAAAGCTTTTAGTACTACTGGGCTAATTGCATATAAGATTGAGAATTCTGTAAAAGAGCTAGAGGCTCTTACAAATGAGTACTTGTCTGAACTTAGTGATGGTCGTTTTGAACTACTATTTGTTCTAGAAAAGGATAAACTTAATATAGTAATTGTAGACAATGGCAAAGAAATTGAAATTACTGCACTTTCTGCAGGTGAGCTTGCTAGAGTAACTACTAGCACACTTCTTGCTATTAGAAAGTTAATGTCTAGCCTATCTAAGTCACGTATCAATATATTGTTTCTTGATGAAGTCATTGATGTGCTCGATACCTATGGTAAGGAAAAGTTGATTGAAGTTCTTCTAAAAGAAGATGGTCTTAATACCTTCCTAATATCACACTCATACTCCCACCCTCTAGTAAAAAGATTAGAAGTTATAAAAGAAGAAGGTATTTCGAGGTTGAATTATGGTTCCTAATATATTAACTCAAGAGAGTCTGAAAGGTATATTGTACTATGATGAGAATACCGGGGAGTTTATTAATAAAACTAGTAGGGGTAGGTCTAAAAAAGGTAGTAAAGCTGGCTCTGTAAAAAAAGATAGTGGATATATAACTATAAGTATAGACAGCAAAGGTTATTATGCTCATAGATTGGCTTGGTTATACATTTATGGTGAAATTCCGAATGGTGAGCTAGATCATATAGATGGTAATAAGACTAATAACAGAATTGGTAATTTAAGATTATGTACTCATCGTAATAATGTATTCAATTCTATTAAAGGAAATACTACCTATTATAGAGGAGTAGCTAAGAATAGATCCAGGTATAGAGCGCGTATACAAGTAGATGGTAATTATATAGATTTAGGTACTTATAATACTCCAGAAGAAGCTTCTATGGCTTATGAGATAAAAGCAAAGGAACTACATGGAGAATTCTACTTAAATCCTAAGTATACCTATAATATAGAAGAGGTTATTAATGGCAGTTGATAGTAGAGCAAAGGGCGCGAGGGCTGAGACAGTTGTTAGGGATGAGCTACGAAAGTTAACAGGATTGCAATGGGAGCGTATTCCTGCTTCTGGAGCACTTTCGGCAGTTCACCAACTTAAAGGTGATTTATACATACCGGGGGAGTATAATCATTACTGCGTAGAAGTCAAACATTACGCAGAAGATCAATTATCTTCTACTTATCTAACTGGTGTGAATCCGCAGCTTTCTCAATTTTGGGAACAAACAGTTAGAGAATCTGGTCAGGTTAATAAGAAACCTTTATTAATTTATAAGTATGATAGATCTAAACTATATGCCTGTATGGACGATTTATTAGTAGATCAGAAAAGTTACCCTCACCGCTATTTGTATAGTCATGAAGGATTTTATATTACTAGGCTAGAACAATGGATTGACTTTTGTAAACCGGAGTGGATTAAATGAGTTATAAACTACTTGATCAGGATTCTTTTGAATATAGAAAATTACTTGAAGAATTCCCAAATAATGCTCCTTTTTACTACTATGAATCTGAAGGCGACTATTATAATAGAGCATTTACAGAGTTTTTCAATAGATACCAAAAATCAATTAAAGTAAAGGTACACGACTATTATGGTTGAAGAAATTGACGAATTAGACCAACTTAGTACTAAATCTACTAAATCCTTTGCATCAATGTCTAAGAAGAATGAAAATATAGTTATGGTTGTAGATGCTTTGAACTTAGCTTTTCGCTATTTACATAGTGGTCAACTTGACTTTGCTAATGAATATTTAAAAACTGTACAAAGTTTAGCACAAAGCTATGCTGCTGGTAAAATAATTATAGCATGTGATAAAGGTTCTTCTTCTTATAGAAAAGCTATATATCCAGAATATAAAGCTAATAGAAAAGAAAAGTATGAGGTTCAAACTGAAGAAGAAAAAGCTAAGTTTGATAGATTCTTCAAAGATTTTGAAGATACATTAACCTTATTATCAGAATATTATGAGGTTTTACGATATGAAAATGTTGAAGCAGATGATATTGCAGCTTATATTGTTGCTAATTATAATCATGAGCATATTTGGCTTATATCTTCTGATAAAGACTGGGACTTACTCGTATCCCCTTCCGTTTCAAGGTTTAGTTACGTAACTAGAAAAGAAATAACGGAAGATAATTGGCCATATGATTGTAGTAAAGAAAATTATCTTGGACTTAAATGTTTACAAGGTGATTCTGGTGATAATATAAAAGGCATAGAGGGCATTGGCCCAAAGCGAGCAACTACTCTATTAGAACAATATGATGATATTTTTAGTATTATTGACCTATTACCATTACCTGGTAAACAAAAATTTATACAAAACCTCAATGCGTCTAGTTCGTTGCTAGAACTTAACTTAAAACTTATGGATTTACCAACTTATTGTGAAGAAGCTATTGGTGAAGAAAACTTGCAAGATATCAACAGGAGACTAAAAATTGTTATTAATTGAATATAATACAGAAGATATTAACTTAATGCCATCTAGAGCACACGCTACAGATGCTGGAGCAGATTTGAAGGCTGCGGAAGCATATACTATTAGACCACATACAGCAGAACTAGTAGATACTGGTGTTAGAGTGGCAGTACCCCATGGGTACTTTGGATTGCTGGTTAGCAGGTCTGGTCATGGAAAACAACGCATTTCACTAGCTAATCGTGTTGGTATTATTGATTCTGACTATCGTGGTAATATTATGGTTAGACTAGAAAACTTAGGAGATAATGACTTTGTTATTAATCGTCTAGATCGTATTGCTCAATTAATAATTATTCCTTGTTTGCTACCAGACTTTGTTTTATCTGATACATTAGATGAAACTGAGCGTGGTGAAAATGGATTTGGTAGTACTGGAGTATCTTAATGTATCAAGCATCAACTAGAGCGGCCGTTATAACTAGAAGAACCTATAACCGTCCATTAAATGACGAAGGAACAGTATTTGAGACTTGGAAGCTTACTGTAGCGCGTGTTATTGACCATCAACAATGGTTATGGGAACGTGCCAAAGGTTCAGAACTAAACGATGCAGAATTTGCAGAATTATATGAACTAGAAGAACTAATGCTAGACCGTAAAGTTTCTATGAGTGGTCGTACTTTATGGCTTGGTGGCACACAAATATCAAAATATAGAGAGGCTAGTCAGTTTAATTGTTCCTATACTAATATTGAAACAGTATATGACATAGTAGACAGTCTATGGCTACTACTACAAGGGTGTGGTTTAGGTGTAAGACCTATTGTAGGTACTTTAAATGGCTTCGTTAACCCTATAGAAGATATCCAGATAATTCCTAGTACTAGAACGACCAAGGGTGGATTAGAGTATAATGAAGAATTTTGGGATGTAGAAACTGGTATTTGGCGTATTAAAATTGGTGACTCAGCAGAAGCATGGGCTAAATCAATTGGTAAGTTAATTGCTGGTAAGTATCCAGCAAAGACATTAATTCTAGACTTCTCAGAGTTACGTCCTGCAGGTGAAAGATTAAAAGGTTATGGATGGATTAGCTCTGGTTATTTTGCCATAGCTAAAGCATATAAAGCTATTGCAGAGATTCTATCATCTAAGGCAGATTCCTTATTATCTAGAATAGATATTATGGACATTATTAACTGGCTAGGTACTATTCTTAGTAGTCGTAGAAGTGCTGAAATTGTTATTTTTGAATATGGTCAGCCAGAGTGGGAAGAGTTTGCAGTAGCTAAGAAAGATTGGTGGTTACATGATAATGCTCATAGAACACAATCTAATAACTCTCTATTGTTCAAAGAAAAACCTACTATTAAGGAACTTACTAAGCTATTCCAAATTATGGAAGAAGCAGGTGGTTCTGAGCCAGGTTTTATTAATGGTGAAGAGGCTTTGCGCCGAGCTCCCTGGTTCCAAGGTTGTAATCCATGTGTAGAGATTTTACTTGGATCTAAATCTTTCTGTAACCTTACAGAGATTGACATTGGTAAATTTAAAAAGAATGCTTCTGGTCTACATAGAGCAGCATATCTAGCTGCTAGAGCTAATTATAGGCAGACTTGTGTAAACTTAAAAGATGGTATTCTACAAGAATCATGGCATCTTAATAATGCTTTCTTAAGGTTATGTGGTGTTGGTCTAACTGGTATTGCTAAGCGTCCAGACATGAAGGCGTATGATTATCAATATCTACAGCGTACTGCTACTTCTGCTGCAATCGGTATGGCAGATGAACTTAAGCTACCACATCCAAAGAATGTAACAACAGTGAAACCTTCAGGAACCTTATCCAAGATTATGGATACAACAGAAGGTGCTCATATGCCATTAGGTAAGTACATTTTTAATAATGTACAGTTTAGTAAGTTTGATCCTGTAGTAGAAAAGCTACGTAATGCAAATTACAATGTAATTAATCATCCAACAGATGATTCAGGAGTTCTAGTTACTTTCCCTGTTAAATGGGATGATGTACCTTTTCATAAAGCAAATGGAAAAGAAGTTAATTTAGAGTCTGCTATCGATCAGTTAGAAAGGTACAAATTACTACAGAAAAACTGGACTCAGCAAAATACTTCTGTGACCATTAGTTATGATCCATCTGAAGTAGAAGGAATTGTTCAGTGGTTATATGATAATTGGGATATTTATGTAGGTGTTAGTTTCTTATATAGAACTGACCCAACTAAGACAGCTAAAGACTTAGGATACTTATATTTACCTCAAGAAGTAGTAACTGAAGATGAGTATAATAGGTATGTAGCAACATTACTAGAAGTAGACTTAGAGGATGCTAACTCCTTTGAAGAATTAAGAGATGAAGGATGTGCCACTGGTGCATGCCCAATTAGGTAATGGATAAGTTACTTGAAGATTTAAAACCAAGACAGTTAAGGCCAAAAGCCTTATACTGTACAGCTAACAGTAACTGTTGGTGTTTTAAACTAGAGACTAGACTACCTAGTCATAATGGGTACGATGTATGTATGACACCAAAAGAATTATTAGAAATGTATAGTGCTGAACTAACTTCTAATGATATTAATTATTTAAAAAGTGTTGAATCAAGGGAGTGTATATGGTAGATTTTAAATTTGAGATTGGTAATGAAGTATATCATGGTCGTACTGGTATTGGTGGTCATGTAATTGGTCTATTTATAGGTAGAGATTTAGTTAAATATGTTTTAGTAGAGTACACTACGGAAAGTGGTAGTGTACAAAATAATTATTGGCCTGAACCCGAACTTGAGTTAATGTAATAAAAAAAGCCCTAACAGATTTCTCTGTTAGGGCTTTTTTATGCTACTAATCCTACCTTATAAATTGTTTTACCATTTTCTTTAACAGCAGTTAGTACTTGCTGCTTGCTACCATAAGATATATGTACCCAACCAGAATCTAGATTACCAGGAGTATAGAACTCTAAAATAAGTTGCTTGAATTTTAAATGTTGTTCACACCATTTTGCTAGCATATAGTTTGATAGGTTAGTTACTTCTATATCTGCAGCTAGACCTAACACATGATCAGATGTTTTTGATCCACCAATTGCTACATTTAATTGTGGACTTCTATACCCACTATTAATAATTACAGTACCAAATTCATCTCTAATAGGTTGTAAAATTTTTACTGCTAGTAGAGATAAGTTACTAATTATTAAACTAGAAGGAGTATTATCAATACTATTTCTGATAGCATACTCACTTTTAATTAGTTCTTCTAGTGAAAAGTTTTTACTTAGTAGCATTGAATTCCTTTAAATAATTTTTATAAGAGTTAGATAAAGCCTCTTGTTTTCCATAACACTCCTCAAAAGCCTTTTTGTCTTTAGCTTTTTGTGCAATAACATCTTCCCAACTAGAAAATGGTTTTTCTAGAACTGATACGGTACACTTTGATGTTATATAGTCTGAGAATTGAGGGGCTTTTGGTACTGGTGAACAACACCCAGTTATTAATATACAACTACTAACTATTAGGCTTTTTAGTAACATTATCTATCTCCATCCATGCTTTTGAGAAGTCCTCTGAAGGAGTACATGGTACATTAGAAAGTGGTTTTTGTTTTATTTTACCAATAATAATATTTAATCTAGCATCTATTTCTGACATATTATTTTTAGCATTATTTGCTGCATTCTCAGAAAATTCTTTTACTTTATCAAGTTTACCTTGTATTTTCTCAAATTGTTGTAGTCTTTCTAATTCTACTTTATCTGCTTTATAACTATACCCACTAGCAAATCCAAATATTAAAGCAGCTAAAGCCGCTAGTAATATCTGGAAATACTTATTTTTCAGTATTGTTATTAGTTCCATACTTAGCTCCTAAAAACTTATTAGCAAATTTATTGCCAGTTACTATTCCCATGTAGGATAAAGTATACCAAGCTAGACCTTCTAAATCTACTGCTTGTGCTTTTGCTGCATGATAAGAAGCATATACAAATACAGCCGTAGCGGCTGTATTTGCTATGTTAAACCAAACCCTTGAACTAGAAAGCTTACCATCTTGGCTATCTTGAACTAATTCTTTTAACCTCATATTACCATCTAACTACAAATCTAGAATAGTCAGCTTCCATAGCAACTGTGCTAGCAGCAACAATTCTTTTTAACCAGACAATTAGGTAGCTTCCAGCTGGTATAGTAGTTAAACTAAGTGGAGAAGCACTAGTTGGAATACTAAAGGTAATGCCGGCTGGTGCAGTAGATTCATCTGCAATTGCTGGGTTTAGTGCCATAGTTAACGAAGTAACTACTGCTCCCAAACCGAAAGATAATGTAACAGTACCACTAGTAGGTTCTGTTTGTAAAAATAGCTCCGCAGAGATTAAACTCTCTGTAGTGCTTTCATTTTTAATATAAATACACCTATACTCAATATCACCCGCCGAAGCTTCTGCCGTAGTTACAGCATCAAATAGTGCATTTACAGAACTAGATACTGCTACAGTTGTTGGGTTATCTACAGTTGCTCCAATACTAGGATTGGTAAGGGTTTTTAATATTACTATTTCTGCTAATTCAGGCATTTTTTTCCTATTCTACTTCCCAAGATATATCTTGAGGATTCCATTGTCTTATAGACCAGTTTAAATCACTAACTACACTATTATTAGTTATATACCAGGTTAAACTGCAGGGTACTATATTAGCTATAGTCCAGTTTAATTCTTTACTTAGTATAGTTCCTATACTCCAATTAACATCTATAACTTTAGTCGGAGCTAAATCCCATAGAATATCTTGTACAATATATTGTGTTATACTATAATTAATTTCTACTCTTTTCTCGATATAAGGTCTAGTGCCCCAATTTAGTTCTTGTTGAAGTACTTGGATTGGAGTAGTTGACCAGTTTAGATTAGTAGCAATATTATATGAATTTGGGCCGATGACCCAATTTAGGTCCTGTTCTTTATTAATAGTTGATTTACCTATAGACCAGTTTAATTCTTGATACTTTGTAATTATAGGTGGAGCACTAAGCATCGTAAATGCTTTAGTTGGTGGTGTAAAGTTACTAGTATAACGAGCTGCTTTGGTAACACGTAATTCATCTACTTTAAAGTTATTAGCAGTTGAATTAGAGTAAGGATACCAAAATGGGGACGTAAAATTATAAGTAAGGGCATTACTCCATTGCTTAATACCAGCTAAGAAAGCAGATAATATACCATCTTTTCGTACATAAGCAATATGTACCCATTGATTTAATGGTACTGGATCACCTCCAGTAATGGCTCCTGCATTATACGCTGAAAGTCTTCTGGTAGAAGATTGAATTTCAGCTGGTATGGCAGCTTGATTAGTTTGCCATATTCTAATATCTTGAGTAGCATCTATTAAAAATACTAATGCTTCCATTGTAAAGTCACCAGTGCCTAGTATAAAATCACTAGAATCAACCGAGAATAAACTTCCAAAGCAATTATTAGAGATTAGAGACCCTACTCCATAACAACTAGCTGTAGTTATTCTAGGTATAGAAGATGTTGTTGTTACAGTATGACCTTTTTCATCGATAAATCTTTCTTGCTTACCATAACCTACCCATGTAGTATATAAAGAATTATCGGAATCATTATATACTTGACAAGAATCAGTGGATGTATTATGTATACCATGCTTCCCCCTAACGTATGCCTCTATCACACCAAGTGAACAAGCTAGCTCTTTGGTCTCATGCCATTTAGCGGATGCAAAACTAGGTACATGGTATAAAGGTAAATCATCAAAATGCATTAATAATATAGTACTATCCAAATAAGGGTCATAATTACTAGATATAATAGGTATAGCAGTGCACTGTTTATTATAAAATGCTTCGGTAGGTATTACACAACTATCTGTAACATTTAAACCAGTACTAATCTTTAACTCATCCATATAACCTTCAAAAAAGCTATCTGTTGGAGGATTATTGAAAGTCCCTATTCGCCAATCATTCCCTGGTGGCATATAGATGTTGCCTGCTTGAGTTACAGATACTAACTGCACACAGTTAGCTTTTATAGAATAAATATTACCAACTCTAGAATACGTTAAAAATACCCACTGTTCTTGAGGAATAGTTGTAGGGCTACTGACTGAAAAATAAGCAGTACCATCTGAAGATATTGTCATGTAGGGTTTATCATTATTATCAATACCTATAACAATACCTCTTGAACCAGAACTATTCCATCTACCTAATATATAATGATGATTCCCTACAAAGTCTAATCGTACAAAAGCAGATACTTTCCAGTTACCAGTCGCGAGTGAAAGAGCAGCTTCTGGGAAAGTTAAATAACTAGCCCCATTAAGTCTTAAACTTGAGACCCCAAATTTACTTTGTGCTGTACTTATATATGCACCAGTACTACTTCGCGTTACAGTATGACCTTTTTCATCTATAAAAATATTATTATTATAACTTACTGATACGGATCCACCGTAATAACCAGTAAAATTTATAGTACCAGTACTATCACCATTATCATATATAACAGGTATTAGTTGGCTACTACCACTTATAGTGGGGCAGCCACTCCAATCAGCACTGGGTTGACACCCATTCGCATCACGAATAAAATTAGTAATCTGTATACGAATATCCTCTACAGAATTATATATTCCAGCTGGTGTATACGTACCACTAACTACATTATAAGCACCAACCGGAGAAATACCATCAAAATGCATAGCAAGCACTACATCATCCCAATAAGGATCACAAAAATCACTACCAATACAACTAACATCCATAATCTTAGTCAAATTAGGATACATGCCAGTTGTATAAATTTTAAGTTTACCCTCCCAAGTAGATGCAGGTATAGAGTATGGAATTTTGTAAGTTCCAGTAGTTAAACCGTCCAGACTCTTTGTATGAACTATGTTGCCTGAGCTATCTTCTATTACTAGCTGTTTAGTAAAAGGTTCAAAACTTTCAGTTGGTGGAGTAAAATTAGCTGTGTATCTAGCAATACCTTTAGTGATTCTAAAAGAATCGATATATCCGCCAGCTCCTAGTATAGTGCTACCATATAACTCATAGGAACCAATACAAAATGAAGTTATATATTCTATTAAATCTCTATCAAAGTATCTTATGGATGCTTTATACCCATTTGGGTTAGATTCACTTAGTATACCATTACAAAATAAACGTACATTATTACTACTATCTCTTGTAATAGCTACATGATTCCAAGTATTAGTAAATATATTATTATTATATATTGTTTCTGTAGCAAGTATACTAGAAGGTGTTTTATGTTCTAAAGAGACTCCTAGAAATCCATTATATATATGCATGGCTATTCTATTAGTATTAAGTGCTGTTCCTCCAACTATAGCTAGATTACCCGCACCGAAAATAGAGCCATTAGTGGTGATATCTGATGTATAAAAGAAAAATTCTATAGTCATTTCATTTTCAAAATGGAAATCACTATTAACATCAGTACATCTTATATATCCTGCTTCACCATAATTTCTACTAGTAGATAGGAGGCTACTAGCCCCAAACTTATGCTGTGCTGTAGAAATACTAATATAGCTATTACCTACAGCTACAAATTGGTGATTTTTAGCCGAGTCCGTATAGCCATTATCAAAGTTACATAATAGAGTTACATTAGCCCAATATGGATCATAAGTTGGCATTTAATTTCCTAATCATAAGTATAATCCTTCCCAAGACCCTTGTTGCACATTCCAGCCAAAATTAGCATCAATGTAAGTGCACCTAATACTACCACCAACATAATCTAATTCTACATTACCAGGAAGTACAGGGTAGGTAGTTCCACCTACTTTTACACTACCAGGTACAATAGTAACCATATTTGTCCACCAACTATCATCATGCCTAAACCATATCTCATCTCCTATAGAAGGATTCAATGGTAAGCTTAGTCTAATTGGTCCACTAGTGGTAATAGGCCATATTCTATCTCCAGAAGAAGCAGAGTAGTTACTATATACTTTAATCCAATCAATTGTTGGTGTAGGTAGCACTATTATAGGTTCTTCACCAGGTTGAGGAGTATCAACTGGTGGGACTGGAACTCCTGGTTCTGAGTACTCTCCAATTCTAAGCTCTACCTCGAAGTTTATACTATCTTTTTGTTCTACTGAGAAGTAAGATTCAATGCTGGTTTCTCCATTTGTATTAATAAACCCATTAACTGACCATACTGTACCATTTTTACCGAACCAAGTATCTTCTCCGAAATTATTACAAAACTCACCAACACTACTTAATAATTGACACTTATAGTGACTTTTTATACGTTCACTACTTAATGGATAGTCATAAAACACTACTTCATCTATAGTACCATGAAATCTTGTTCTATATTGTCCACTAGGTTCTCCAGGGTATTCATCTGAACCGCCAATTCTCCATAGTAAACTAGATGCATTAATGGCAAAATTTATAGTTTTTGATTCTATCAAGTATCCATTTATCCAAAGCTCACAGCTAGCACTTGGTCTATATACAAATATTAAGTTATACACAGTATCTTTAGCTATTAAAAAAGTAAAAATATTATCAGAGTTATAGTCATCACCCTTAGATAGTGCTACAGATACTTCACTAGTTATATTATTATATCTAATACCAAAAGGATGCTCTGTCCACGTTCCAGCATAATACCTTCTTTGTGCTACTATAGTATAATCTCTACTTATAGAAGTATTAATGTTAGCATCTACTTTAAATGTAACTTCTATAGTAAGTCCACTAGTAAAATGAGTGTTAAACCCAGTATTAATATTTGGTGCAGAATAAGAAGTAGTATCACCTGAAAAATATGTTGCTTTGCTCGTAGGATCAGATGCTAGTAAACCAGTTACAGATGTTGCAGAGAAATTTTCATAACCACCGTGTCTATTGTTTCCACTATAGTCAATTGCAGAAGTTCCAGAAATTTCTCCAAGCTTATAATAAGCATATGGATTATCAGCTAATATTTCTTCTTGACAACTAGGTAATACTTGTGCACAATTTGTGAAACCTAGATTAGCATTAGCAATAGATGTTGCTGAATCTAAATTATTAGTATACTTTGGAAATAGTTCTGCTTTAATAGATGTAGTATTGATTAAAGTGCCTACATCTTTTTTATATATAAGCTGAAGTCTATTTTCTAGTGTCATGCCTACATTCATTATTCTACCAGAAGGCACTGAGGCAGAAAGTGTATATTCTATTGTGAATCTATCGCGTTGTTGTCTATAGTATATTCCTCCAGCTCTTATATAAAATAGCATTATATCACTATTAGTTGTTTCTGACTCACGCTTATCATCGTAACATAACATAGGCGAAGTACACCCAGCATAACTTAAAGTAGTATAACCAGGTATTATGGCATCATACCAATATAGATTAGTTGTTGTACCTACTAAATATGCAATAACAGGTACCATAGAACCATCAAATGTGATAGATAATTCCAATACATTTGATAGCCCACTATTAACTAAAATAGGGATAGCATCAGCTTCATTATTTAGATAAACATTTCCACTGGTATACCACCCCTTCCATACTTGTGTATATCTACCTTGTGATGCATCACTTAGTGCTACTCCTCCAAGCTCAAAATCTTCTAATAAATTTAATCTATTAGCAGCATCACCTATATTATATACTGTAGGCGACACTGAAGAAGCAAGTACGCCATCTGGTAACATTATAGTGTTTTCCTAGCCCAAGATATTGATGCACTTAATGTCATTGTCTTTGTATTATCTTTAGGAATTGGTGGAGAAAAGCTTACTTGAAATGCAGCTCCGAAAGATGACTGAAATAGTATTGCAGATATATTACCATTTTGTTGAGAAACTGAATAATTGAAAGTACCACTACAAGTATAAGATCCTGGCACATAAGCATGAGCAGTAAATGTATTCTGACTACTACCTATGTTAGAAGTTGGTATTCCAGTTATTGCTCCTAAGGAGCCACTATAGCAATTAGCATAATCATACAGTTTCATATATGAATAACTACCAGAACCAGGTGTCCAATAACTTGTACTGCCTGCGCCAGCAGCTCTAAGAACAGTAGTATAAGTTATACCACCAATTACTACAGAGCCATTAACATCTGTGAGAGGCGGATATAATCTTATTTCATAACTAACATCCAAGATTTCATCTGATAAAATTGTAATAGATCCAGGGGAGCCAATTACAGTAGAAGTCATAGATGCAGATGCAGCAGTACTACTTGCAGATAGCTGATAAGTACCAGTTCCTCCTGTACCTGTTAAAAATGCTACTACTACTGAACCACTTTCTACATTAGGTCCATCAATAACAGCACCTAAAACTATAGATCCTGAGCCTACTGCTGTTACTGTAAGTGTTGTGTTTGAAATACTACCAGTTATTGTAGATTGAGAACCTCCTTGCATAATTAGTGCACGAGAGAACATATGGGTTGAATCCCAGCCTACTCCTACCTCTCTAAGTGTACCCGCAGCTACACCAACAGCAAATCTAAAATTATAGCGTCTCCATGCGTAGTAGGGGGGAGATGTTACAGCACCATAGCTATTACCTGTTGGAGCTGCAGTTGCTGAATAAGCTATTGGGGCTACTAATGAAGTCTGTAATACACTTACAGCTGTTGCACTTGTACCTATAGAACAACCATAAATTGGTTGTGCTGTACCAAGTTTATCTAAGCCAGCATCTAAGATTTCATTGCTAAACCAGTCTGCTACTAGCCTTTTACTTCCATCTGGCTTAATAGCCTCTATTTTAAATCTTCCTGATAATTCGTTAAGCAAGTGTGCCTCCTAATATTTGAGCAGAGACATCCATTGCCTCTGGTGAATAATAACTATTACTTCTATAAGCTAATACTACCTGGATTGTTCCAGCTAGAAATTGTGCAGAAGTATCTATAGCTTCTGGTTGATAAAAACTATTACTTACATAACCTACTACTCTCTGAAGTGTTCCAGACAGAAGTTGAGCAGAGGCATCTATAGCTTCTGGTTGATAAAAACTATTACTTACATAACCTAATACTCTTTGTAGTGTACCAGATAGAAGTTGTGCAGAAGTATCCATAGCTTCTGGTGTCCAATTGTTATTATAAGTTTGTACTGATGCTCTTAAAGTACCTGATAAAAGTACTCCAGATATATCTAATGCTTCAGCTTTATCATATGGATTTACTAGCATTCTACCACCTATAATGGTGGCAGATATACTCAGTGCTTCTTTATTAACTAAAGGATAAGGCTTACTAGCAAAGTATAGTTTATCATCGTATAGTGGTAATTCTACTGTGACTTCACTCTCATTTATAAAAGAATAGTATAGTGGTTCATAACTACTTCCTGATAGATATGATATTTTAAATCTACCAGCATATGCCTCTAGAAAATTAAAAGATGAAAAGGTGATGGTTTCACCCCCTGGGCTATTACATAAATCTAGTGGGCCTGTAGGGTTTACTTGTATTGAGTATTCTGTTGATGGTGTTATAGTTCCACCAGTGCCACCAGACGCTTTATCATAATAATAGAATATATTTTGAATAAGGAGATCACATGGATTATTATTTTGTATAAATACTACATGTATTCTACCTTGCCACTGTCTAGTATAGTTAAATACTTGAGCAGTTACTGTACTAGTGCCTATCGGTAATCCTGATATATCTACTTCCGTTACATTAAGTATTCCGCCATCATCATATATTATTATTGCTGATAATGGATTAAGTATATTTAATACTTTGATATCAAAACGCAAATTAATAATATCACCAACATCACTTAAAGATTCAGTAGATACTAAAGTTAAATCATCATAATTTGTACAATTCTTATAGCCACCATTTATTGTATCCCACACACCTGGTGGTGTTACTACCCAACCTCCAGGATCAAAAATTTGAGGGGGAGGACTAACCCCTTCTACATACTTCTCCCAAAATTGCATAATTAGTCCTTATAGTGGCCAGATAATTTGATCAAGCTCTTTTTTACTATTACAGTTATTAATCATAGCCCTTAAGTCTCCTGCTACTTTATAAACATAACTAATATGTTCACTAAGTTTAGAAGAAAATAAGGCTATATTCTCTTTTGCCAATACTATATAGCTATTATCTTGTGCATACCATTTCTCCGTATGTGTTTGATTAATAGCTATAGTATTAAGTAGTCCATTGATTTTGATTTGATCAGATAAAGTACTATTAAATACTTTACCATCAAATTTAAATCCACCAAGCTCACTATTACTTCTAGATACTTTTATTTCTTCCCATTTAGAAGTTTTTAGCTCTTCCAAATCTCGAAGGTCTATCCAACGTAATGTTTCACTATCAAAAGTATGATTAACATTAGGAGGTACTTTTGATATGCCAGTATCTATAACCTTTCCATTATTAAATATACATATATTTTTTACATTTACTTCCTGAGTACCAATATCAATAAATCCAGATAATAGCTCAGTACTAGATGATATGTTGTATTCTATAATTAAACCATAGTTATCTATTTTTATTGACTTCATATTTACCTCTTACTTAGAAGTGTTGTTACATGAGAGTGGAAATAATATGGAAAAGTTTTACTACCTTTTATACCTATTCTAACTCTACCATTAGTACCACTTAAAGTACTAAATGCTGTAGCAAACTCAGAACGTCCAGAACCACTAGCAGTAAAAGCTGCATCCATCTTCCATACTTCATCTATATAAATAGTAAATGTAGCAGTCGCCGATGTATTAGTTGCAGGATAACACTCAAAATTAGCTAATACTATAAACCCACCATTTTGTGGAGAACTAAAAAATGTTTTGTCAAATATAGTTTGCTCAGTAGGAGTTACATTAGCAGATCCCCACTGTTGCTCTAAATAATTAGATATTGTAACAGCATTTCCTGCAATTTGTAAAGTATCTACAGCTAAATCGCCAATTACACCAGAAGCTGCCGTAATAGTCTTAGTAGACAATTTACTAGCAGTAATAGTATTTTCTACTATTAAACTACCATTCATTCTTAAGATTTGCTGTATCCAACCAGTTGGTAAATACTCATAAATTCTATATTCGCCAGTACTAATTTGTACAGTAGCTAAATCCCCCACCATAGGAAGCCTACCAAGTTTAGCAGTTACTTCTACATTAGTAGGTGCATATATATCTACCTTTTGTAGTATAAAAGATACTGGTGAGTTGCCATTAGTACCAGGAGGACCAGCGGGTCCTATAGGACCTATTTCTCCGTTCTTAGCTATAGATACAATATCATAAGCTACGTTAGTCCAGTCCAAATTAGAATTAACTGTTGTAGCAGCTACTGTTAGAGGTATTGTTATTCTCCATAGTATACTACCAGGAGTTAAGTTTGTTGGTGCTTCTACACCCCAAGTACTTGGTGCTGTATACGCGCCGGTAGCCCATATGTAGCTAGACTGAGTAGTTGGTCTAGTTGGTGGAGTTGTAGTTGTTGTCCATTTATATATTGTTGGGAAAGCACTCATCATGCCGTGTTGTCCGGCCTGACCAGGAACCCCACTATATACTACTGGCATAGTAACGGTTTTAACTATTGGAGATACTAATGTGATACCATTAGTATCTTTTCCATTAATTGTTAATGTTACCTCTATTGAAGTGATATTAGCTGTAGGTACTATTGTAGCAGATATTAAGTTATTAGCAGAAGTTAAACATGCTCCTGGAGTAACTGTCCATAAATAGGTTGGATCTATAATATTCTGTGTACTAGCAGTAAGTGTAGCGGAAGTAGGTGTTGGTAATCCACCAGCATTGACACTGAATCCAGTGAATCCTAATATATCAACTATAGGAGTTAGGGCTGGTTTTAATAAAGCAATACCATATACACCACTAGTTGTACCAGAAGGATACCATACTGATTTTAGGCCTAACTTATCTACTGTTCTACCCCAGTAATAAAATTCATGAATAGCAGGATTTGTTAATGTATGTAAGTAAGACTTTAGAGGAGCATTGGTTATTGATAATAATTGAGCTATAGCCCTATTATTAGTAGTAGAATAGTATATCTCAGTACTAACTATATCATCAGCCGGTACTGGTAGTGTCCAATCAAGTAAAATACTTTCTGTAGCACTAGTAGTAGTAAGAGTACTAATTCCTGCTGGTCCAACAATAGTTACAGATATCATTGTTGGAGCACTTTTTATACCTAAGCTATTAACAGCAACAAACCAAAATTTATATACATCATCTAGGTTGTCATCTATTAAATCTTTAGTATAATAATCTAAGAATTTAGTAGTTATATCAGTATATCCTAAAACTGAAGTAGCAAAAGTTTCATTTACTGTAACTTCATAATGACTAAAGTTAGGGTCACTACTTGGTCCTTCCCACTCAAAATGTATATAGCTCTTCTCTACTAAGTATGTAATTGCAGATACTGCTGGTAGAGGTGCTTCTGATATATAAATTAGTATATCAGTAAAGGTTGTAGAGGGACCTTTCTGATTAAGTGAATTAATTGGAGTTACTCTAATACTATAGTATTCTTGCGAAACTAGATTATATATAGTATGTTCTAATGCAGTTATTCCAGTTGCTGAATACTCCCAATTACCATTTGATCTTTTTATCTCTATATCAAATTTAGTAGCATACTTTGGAGCTTTATAGCTAACAGTTAAATAAGGGCTCTTTACTTTTGTAAGTGGATCAGTTTTTATACCTTGAAAGTATGATATATCTGTGTAAGGTATGGCAAATGGTATACCTGTTACAGATGAATAGTTACTTTCATCAAAGGCTATATCATTTTCTATGTAGTCAAACTTACCTGGTTTATGCTTCATAGCAGATATATCATATATACCTACTTGATCAGATTCTCTTAAACTAACTATTCTATATAAGTCTTCATCTAGTATTGAACTAGAAATGGACCATACAGTATTTGGTCCAATAGATGCATGTAAACTACCAGATATACTTATAGTAGTAGTAGGACTATTAGTTACACCAACTACTAAGTACTCTACAGTATTTACTGACTCTACAGTTCCAGTATCTTCAATAATATTAAATCTAATATTATAAATATTTGAAGTACTTAATGTAACTTCTCTATCTAAGGTTACTAGTGTTGAATTATTCTTATTAATTAGCCTACCACTATAAGGTATATAGGCCATCCCCTCATCAAATACTTTAATTATTTGACCAGGTTTACAAAAACCAGCCTCTAGTCCAGCTTTAAATGATACGATATTAGATTCTACTTTTTCTGTATATAGTAGCCACTTTCCAAGTCTATGCGCTTGCCCTCTTGAAGTACATCCAAAAGCTATTATCTCAGAGGGGTTATATCCATATCTTGATATTGCTTCTCTATCTTCTATATATTCTATTTTTTGAGCATATAACGCTTTGGGGTCATTCCAGCTAACTAAAGCTGCTGTGTGTATTACTTTTCTTGATGCCCCGGCATACTCAAATGCTCCATTAACTACGTTACTATTAGTAAACTGTATTGCTGATGAGTCTGAGTTAGAATCTTGTGCTACACTAATTCCACCTTCTGCATAGTAAACCATACCTCTGAAAACACTAGCCATATCCATTACTAATTTTATAGCATCTTCTTTAGTTTGAATATATGTATTAAGTGTAAATCTAGGTTCGTATCCTCCGCTGCCATCTGGTACTAAAGTGTCGCAGTATTGACTTATACTATATAAGGCCCATTTATCAACTAGGCTTGCTGGTATATACTCGCCTAATCCATATCTTGAATTAGTTAATAAGTCATAAAAACACCATGCTGGATTATTTGTCCAACCATAATTAGTTAATTGCCCATCCCATATACCAGTATATGTTCTAGTATCTGCGTCATAGTTACTAGGCATTTTAACTTTCATAAGTTTAAGATGATATCCCCTTGAAGGTACAGAACTAAATTGTTCTGAAGCAATTTTTACACCGCATAAAGCAGTATGAGGATAGACTAATTTAGTATCAGTTATTAATGTGCTACCATCTAACCAAATCTCATTTTGTATCTTTAGACTTGTAGAATCATCTGATAGTCTTGTTATTCTTATATCAAAGTAATCAGTGTCTAAACTTCTATTTAGAATTATGATGTGAGAAAACTGGTATCTAGTAGAACATTTTCCTGATAAAGTTTTTTCTATCTCTTTTACGTAAGCACCACCATTTTTTGATATTTCAATAGAATACCTTACCTCACTACCAGTAGTATCACCATTATCTTTATACTCAGATAATGAAGGGATACCTAATGTAATACGTACTCTATCTACTATAACCGCTGGTATGGATACTACTTTAGGTATATCTTTTGAAATTTTACCGTTCGGTGCAGAGTTACCTGGAGATTCAACTGAATCAAATCCTGGTATGTAACTTTGATTAGGAGTACCATTTCTTAATGTATACTCATAGTCTGTAAAATTATATGTTCCTGTAGAGTTTTTTAGTGGTGTATTATTAATATATATACATTGGTCAGCATCATCTTTAGCAAACCCATGAATTTCACCCTCACAAATAGCATCCAAAACATGTGCATAAGAAGTAGATCTTAGAGTATCTGGGGAATTAATAGGGGTTTTACTACCCTTACCTCCACCACCATTATGAACTCTAATGTTATTAGCTATATATGTATGATAAGTTTTTACAGTTAAGTTATAAACAGTACCTTTACCAATATACTTATAACCAATAATAGGTACTAATAAACCACTAGTATTAATTAGAGATAAACTTTCATTAATACTAGCTAATTCACAGAAGAAGTTCTCACTAGTTAAAACCCAGTGATTGGGTGTTGCATATAGTTTATTACCGCCCCATAGAGAATACTCGTATATATCTAAGTTATCATGTATATGTGTATTCTCTACAGTAGAAGTATGTAGTATACCTTTATCATCAAAAGCTATTATTTCTTGACCTACTTTAATATCTTCAATATTAGTGTAACCAAATGGAGTAAGTACTGTAGTACCTTTTCTAAAACATCCACCACTTCCAGAAATAATATTATTAATACTCATATAGTTCCCCACTCCGCAGGTTTTACACTACTACCGTTTGTAGAACAGTAATTATCCTTATTCATACTACTTGAATATCTCCAACCTACATTACAATCTGGGGCAGTACGTTTAAACATTCCAGTTATAGGATTATACTCATATTCATATAGCTGTTCTGATGATGGTTTAGATACGCCATTTCCATCAGCATCCCAACACATTTCTTCGTTATCACTATTAATAGAACAAGTTATACCAAAGAATGAAGGATCTACATTTTTCATAGTAGAATGATAATACTTATTAGTTACATGGTTATACCAAATATTTGTAGTAGTATTCTTGTAAAAATTTGGACTAGCAACTACCCAACCATCAGTATCTAAAGTAGTAAACATCCATGCAGCATTACCAGTACCTATTGAATCTACTGATATACCAGCACTTATAACTGCTGAGCCAACAATTAATTCACCATATCCTATAGGAACTGGGTTTCCTTGAGCAATCGTATTTACAGCACCATTAAAATAAGTATTCGGAGTATTTTCTTCTTTTTGATTAACAGTAGCTTTTGGTGGTGCAAATAATAGTGCAGAAATACCAGAGAGTACTAAACCTACTCCAATTTGGGATGCTATGGCAGCACCAGTCCATCCAGCAGCAAATCCAGTTGGTGCTACTCCAGCTATTGCTGTAGCTCCAATACCCCAAGTTGCCCATATAAGAAAGGCACCAAGAATAATAGTTCCAAATTTGCCAGAACCAGCAATAGCCGGTATAATATGTATATCTTCACTATTGCCTATAATGTCATTTATTTCATTCTTTTCTTTAAATATGTCACCTATTTTAATATGGAATCCTGGAGTATAATTCTGTATATAATCAGCAAATCCTTTAAAATTAGCCTTTAAAGCACGTATAGCTTCACCTACAGAGTGTATATCTAATACTACTTTGTCAGTAAATTTTAAGCCTAATTCACCATGTAAGTAAACTGTTTTCATACTAAGTCCTTATGTCTATATACTGCTACTGCACATTTATTCCAATAGCCACCAAAAGCGTCTCTAGTGGATAACCTATTTTCACAGTGATGTAAGAAAGTACCATTATCATGTAAAATACCAACATGATTTGGTACCTTAGATTTTCCAGATTTAAAAAGTATTATATCATACTTTTTAGCCTCAGAAAAATTAATTTTCTTAAATCCGTATTCTTCAGAATGTTCCTCTAGAATATTTAAACCATTAGTATACCACTCTTTAGAGGTTACTAATAATCTACCTACATTTATATTTTTTTCATATTTGAGGACATCTGAAATAAGCCCCCAGCAATCAGTAGTACCAAAACTATACTCCCTACCTAGTAGTGGTATTTCTATGCTATTAGGTACTAAATAATATATATCTCTAGATACAGCTGAACATATAGCCCACGTAGTACTACCAGCGTTACAACTATGTATATCTGCCTGTGTTGGTCTACACGATATTCCTAGATGACTATGACATATTAAGTCTATAGTACCTAAACTAGAATACTTTGCATAATCTATAGGATCCATAATAAAATTATGTGGATCTTCTGATATATTTGAGCAAGGATAATACTTATCATTTATAACTAGACCACATATTTCCTTATCAGTACTACTTTGACTATGATTTATAAAATCAAGTGTATAATCCTGCACCAGGAAATCCTCCAAAATTTAATATCTTTGTAGTCTGATTAAAACGTAATTTACAGTCTGATAATCGTTTACCACATACATCCTCTAATACATTAGGTGTGACTGTACCATCTGCTTTATAATAAATAGGAGATACTGCGTATGAATAATTACATGTTGTAGCATCTTTATACCTCCAAGGACATAAATTTTGCAAAATAGTTCTTCTAGGTAATTGAACTGAACTAACGTCTAGTGCTGATACTAATTCATATTCAGAGTAGTATGCTGTTTGTACTACTTTTCTATCCACATAATAAATATCTGGTGGAAATGACGCAGTAGGATCAGCATATGTATTTATACCAGAATCAAAATTAACAGCATCTATAAATTTAATCATAGTGCGTATTCGAGTTATTTTTAACCCTAACATATCTTGATACTGACTGTTTAGGACTGTAAGAAATCCATCTACGTTAGCTACTTTAAATTTAGGTGTTGGTAGTTGGCCTGCGCCGGACCACTCTATATCAGTCATTTCACATGGTATACTATTATACTCATGCGAGTTCCAAAATATATTATCCCCTAACTCATTAGTATCACTAAAAAATCTAAGTATAGTAGGCTGACCTAAACTATTAAAGTCAGCCTCATATAGGTCTATAATTCTACTTGGAGAACTTTTTAATGCTTCTGTAAGAATTGGATTACTCATATTGTTTTATCATATACTCTTTTAAATGTAGCAGTTATAGTTCTACTAAAATGGGCTACATATTCTTCGCTCCACTCTGTACATATAACCTTTACAGAACTAGAGGCACCTTCTGGTGTAAATAAAAAATATTCGGACCCACCTTTAGACTCAAGAAATGCTATTATTTGAGAAGCCTGAACTAAAGTTTGATTTATAAAACTTAAATTCCAGGTACTAGTTAGTGTATTAGTACTATAGGATACTCTTTGTGAGTAACCATCACCAAAAGTTAAAGTACTAACTTTTGGCTTTGATTGTTCAGAATATCCTATAGATGGTTTCCATGTAAATGTATCAGTCATAGTATATCATTAACTTTAGTAAACTTTGTATTAATTGTAATACTAATATGTGATTCATACTTAATATCCCATTCACTAGCTATTACTAAATATGTAGTAGTAGAGCCGGGTGGTGTGAAATAAAAAGATTCACACCCACCTCTAGCCTTTAAAAAATTAATAATTTCATTAGCTTCAGCAATAGGTTTATTACTGAAAGCTAACTCCCACTCTAAATTTAATAAATTTATACCAGTACGTTTTCTATACTCAAGAGGACTATTATCATATTGAATAACGTTAACTCTTGGAGACGACTTCTTAGTGAAATTTAATGAAGGGTTCCAGGTAAAAGTACTAGGCATTTAATAGGCCCCTTGGACGCATCTGTTTAATTAGTTCTTCTTGAACTGTGGCTTTAACTGCTGCAGCCATAGAAACACTAAACTTTTTAGATTGTTCAACATCAACAGTACTACTACTTCCGCTTTCACTATTATTAATTTTTACAGTAACGATAGTATCCCCATTAGTAATAGAAGCCCCACCACCTCCTGATAAAGTAACTGGAATAGTCCTATTATCTGGTAGTGGAACATAAGCTTCATTCTTTCTACCTTCTCCAAACATTGCAATTTGGGGTGAATTAGCTATACCACCTCTAGCATACTTGTGCAAAGGTATATCACCCATTTGTCCAACTATACCACCCTTTGCTTTTGCAAAAATACTAGGGAAAGCGTTAGTTAATCCGCCTGTTATACCCCCACTAATAACACTAGTGGCTACCCCCATTAGTATTCCACCGAGAGCCCCTTTAGCACTACCTCCAGTAGCAAGTGCACCAACTAAAGCACCTACTGCTCCATGCATAACAGTAGTAGCCATGTTAAACTTATCAGCAGCTACGTCTATTTTTGTTCCACCCTTCTCAATATTAGTAGTGGCTGTCTTATTCAGAGTAGGTATACTACTATCTTGCATAGCTGGTGGTTGCATAACATCCGGTACGGGTATACTGCCTGGGTTAATCTTTTGTGCTATCTCGTTAAGAAGTCTATTAGTTTCTTTAGCGGAAGCTGCTGTAGAACTAACTGGCTGTACTAAAGGATCGTAAGTTCCAGCTGGTGCGCTAGTAGCGCCAATACTAGATACACCATCTAGTTGCCTAGACATAATAGATGCACTAGTTGGATATGGATATGGGGATGTTCTAACTCCAGTATCATTAGCTTTATTAGCTTTCTCCCAATCAAGGTTATACTGTTTATCCAAATCTATGCCTTGTTGAGCTATAGGATCTATCTTACCTGGTACTAATGCCTGTAGTAAAGCCCTCATATCCTGTTGAATTAACTTTAGTTGATCAAGAGAACTATTAGCAGTAATCTGTAGTGCACTAGCCGCTTTTTCTTGGTTAGTACGAGTATCATACCCAAAATTTGCTGCTAGTAACTTGATTCCACTCTTCATAGCATTTTTAAATGCGTCTGAGGCCATATCCCTAAACATGTCGCTTAAAGTATTTCTGACCATATCACTAAAAGCTTTGAAAGTTAATTTTGTCTCATCCATTTTCTGTATCATAGTAGTAAAACTATCTACTATTATATCTGCAGAATCTACAATTCCAGTAGCCAGTTGAGACATAACAGACTTAGATTTACCTGTAGTTTCCTCTATTCTATCCATGGCTATAGTTATAGCCTCTTGTAGTCCTTCAGTACCAAAAATATCTGAAGCTCTACCAGACTGCTCTCTTATTTTTAAGCTGAGCTCAGTTTCCTTTTTAAATAGATCAGTTAATTTTTGATGAGTATCTAATTTAAAAGCTAAGTGTTGCTGTTGTAAGTCTACTATCTTCTGTTCTGCTTCTATATCTCCAACTTTAGATTTTTCAATAGCTATTTGAGCTTCAAGTATTCTCTCTTGTATTGAATATTGTTCTAGTAGTGTTTGAGTACTTACTGTATTAAACTCAGCAATTTTACTATAGTTAGTAGATACACTAAGTAAATAATCAGAGTAGGAAGAGGCTAGGTCTACTTGTTCACTTAAATTATCAGAAAGTTTTTCAGTTATTTCTAGGTTAGTTTTTCTAATTCTTAAATTTTCTTCGTCTTGTATAACCTTGGGTAGGTCACGTAGTGGTTCACCTTTTTTGAAAGCTTCATCCCTAGCCCTAGCTTTACCAACTACAGCTTCTCCTATAGATACATTAGTAGGATCTTTTATTAATTGTTCTACAAGAGTATTATACTCCCCTATCTTTATTGCTAAATCTTTCTCATATTGTAATATATCAGCTTTTGCTTTAATAAGATTAATTTCACTATCTACTCTAGCAGATAAGTAAGATGAATCTAGTAATGCAATACTTTGTGATTTTTTCTCTAGATTATTGAGCTCTTCGAATAGTTTATCTTCTTCAGGTTTAAATTTCTTATCAGCTTCAGCATCAGTTTCCTTAAATTCTGCTCTAGCCTCGGATTCTCTAGCTTTGCCTAGGGAGGCTCTGATTGAGTCTATTTTTAGAGTTGCAATTACACTAGCAGCCCCTAAGGACTCTAAACTATTAACTAAGGATAGAATTTGAGATGCTATAGACCCATCAAGTTCTTTTACTGATAAAGCTTGGATAGCTTGATCTTTTACAGATCCTGTACCTAGAGGACTAGGATTATTGCTTTTGCTATTCTTAAATAGTTCTTTTGAGGCTAAAGATAGAGCAGTTCTTAATTGTTGCTCTGTATTTGATTTTTGAGCATCTATAGCTGCTGCATTAGTTTTTTCTGCTTTTATTTGAATATTTGCTATTTTTTCTTCAGTTTTACGTGCTTCTCTAATAGCTCTAGCTTCTCCTTCTTTTGAAAAACTACCATAAAATTGAGTTTCTTTAAGCTTAGCGGATAGACTAGTTTGTGCCAAGGATGCGCGTCCGGCTGCAGTAGCTAAGTCTGCTAAACTTTTTGAAGCTTTTAATGAATATCCGATATAGTCCTGTTGTACTTTTTCAATTCCACCGTATGAGCCTAGTAGTGAACTAGTACCTTGACTAAGAGATTTTGCTCTATCATCCTCTGCTTTTTTCTGAAGATCTTTATCAGACCCAGCCAATTCCATAGCTGTTTTATAGTTATTATTTACATCTTCTTGTAATCTATTTAGCCTAGTACGTAATAATTCTAGATCCGCTGGTAGACTTATACCAGACATTTCTTCAAATTGATCTGTAATGCCAGATAAAAATTCTTGAATATTAGCACCAGATTTAGTAAGATCATTTTTATCTAGAAGTTTAATAGCTTGTGCACTAGAAGTACTAAAAGCATTAAGAGCCTTTAACTCTTTTGATTGATTAGTAATAGAAATAATATAATCACTAGAAATATCATTAAGTTCTTTTAGATTCTTTGACATTCCTGAAGCGGTATCGGCGTACTCTTTGGCCTCTTTTCTCAATTTGGGGTCATTTAGAGCGCTGAATACTTTTCTTACTACGTCTTCTGTATCACCAAGTCCTAGTGCATTAGCTCTTCTAAAAGATGCTGCAGCTGTGGTACTGGCCCCTTTAATATTGGTTGTGAAAGTATCTTTATTAGCAGCAGCAAATTTCTTATCTGTAGCCATCCTCCTATCAAATTCTTCCATGATAGGATCCATAGCAATTTTACCGCCACTACCTCCATACCCAAGAGTAAACATATTAGCCATGTCATCAAAGTACGATGTTAGTAGTCCAGCATTAGCTTTAAAGTCATTATACTTTTTCATTGCTTCACTTACTGCACCTAATGATTCTGCGAAGCTCATAGCAGACGAAGCATTTAGCTCAAATATAGTATGAAAGTCACCAGCTACCTTTAAATCTTCACTAATTTTTTTACTTAGATCTAGCTTACTATTTAGAGAAGTCATGCTTTCTTCTAACTTAGCCGCATGATCTGTAGTTAATCCTAATGCATTAGTTATACCACCTAATATAGGTAGTAATATTGCTGCGGTGGCACCCCAGACAGAAAAAGTACCTAATAGCCTTCCTACACTTATAGTTAGTGCACCTAATCCACCACGTAGTCTTAACATACCGGCTTCAAAAGGACTTAAATTAAGTTTAGCAATCTCTTTATTTAGATCTGCGAAACCATTGCGAAAGCCTAATAATTCTGTTTTTTCATATACTGCTGATAAAGCTTTTCTTTTATTAGCTACATGCTCTAGTGCCTGCCCCTCTATTTTTAGACTTTGTAAAGCCTTCTCATGTGCATGCGTAGTAGCATTAGCCGAGGCAGCTTGACCTGCTGAAGTAGATGTCTGCTGTATTAATCCATTATCCCCTTGTAGGCTTTGTAGTGCAGTACGTTGAGTTTCTAGTTTTTTTAGCTCTTTATCACCACTTTTACCTATTCTAGCTAACTCAGCTTGTTTTTGTTTTATTTTTTTATCTATGTCTTTTAGAGCACTATCAACAGAAGCTAAAGCTAGGTCTCTATTTTTATTTATGTCTTCGGGTTTGCCCCATAATAAAGAATTAATATTAGTATTTAAACTATCAAATTGTTTTCCACTTAGTGTTTTCTTTAAACCCTTCTCTAAGTTAGATTGAGTTTCTTTAAGGGCTACTTGTGATAATCTTTTTTCTTCATTTTTTGCATCTATCAAAGCTTTTTGCTTTGCCTCAATAGCGGCTATTTGTGACTCTACCGCATCTTGCGCAGCTTTACTAGAAGCAATCCATGCCTCCCTCATATTACCTATAGCAGGTATAGCTTGCTTAAGTAATAAACCTACTATAGCAATCATACCAAGTAGCAAGGCAGTAGGACTCTGAGAAAGCATATTCACAAATGGGCCTAATACTGAGTTCATAGTAGTTAGTACACCAGTACTTAGATCTTTAATTGTAGAAAATAGTTTAGAGAAGGGATTAGCGGCTTGATCTGCTAGTTCTTTGTACTTATTTATACCTTGAGTAGTTACTGCATTAACGAAAGCTTGTCTACGCTCATAGTCTGTTAGTACTGATACAGTTTTACCTAGAGTTTTTGCGTAAGCTTTATTTGCATCATCTACTTTTACCATTAAACCTAATTCATCTAATAGTTCTGGTTCGATCTTAATAGTACCACGGAATACGCGTTGTAAGGCATCAGTCATATCGCGACCTAGCGCAATAGAGGCACCTTTGGCAACAGTAGTTAATTCTTTAATCTGAGTAGTTGTTAATCCCGCAGAACTAGCTAATGAGGCGGAACCTAGGGCGTCAGCCATAGATATAGCTCCGTCGGTTAGATCCTTCATATCTTTAGCTAGGCCATTAATACTTGCACCTACTTTTCTAGATAGTATATCTGCTGCTTTTTCCATATTAGTGAAATCAGCGGCTTTTGATAAGGCGTTGAATGCAGCACTTACAGCGTATACGTTAGCTGCGAATGTAGCATATAAGTGAACTAGGCCACCTAGCCCTTGGGCTTGTCTGCCGAAGTCACGCGCGTCACCCCTACCTTGTGCACCTGCAGTTCCGCGGCCCAGGCCCTCTGTGGTTGGAGGAATGGCTCCTCCGCCTATACCACCAGACGCAGAAAGGGCAGCCGAAGCCGCCCGTGTTTGCACTTTTCTAGGTTGTGCGGTACGGTCTAATACATCGTTTAGCTTGCGTGCCTCGCCTGCTACTTGTTTTAAAGTACCATTATCTGTTACTTCTACCGTTACTTTTCTAGTATCAGCCATACACAGCCCTCATTTCTTTTTCTTACTATTTATTTGTTCGGTTTCCTGACGGTCAAATAGAGTAACTATCTTTAATACAGATACTCTATCTGTTATACCAAACAGTTCGAATAAATTTGATATGTTCTCAATAGCTTTTCCAAAATAGTGTCCACTGAAGGAATCATACCTATCAGGTAAATAACAATAAATTGTCCAAGCCTCTTGAGCTTCGTCAGGTAAGTCTCCTAGCTCAATAGGGATTTCATCCTCTAAAGGTTCGGAGCCTAACTGCTCACACATATCAAAGTACATATCCCTAGACATGTTAGCATGTCTATTTTGGGAGAAGTTCTTTATCTTACTAATTAGTTCTTCGAACTGAATTTCTGAAAATTTGATAGATCACTCGTAACATCGGAGATAAAATTATCAAATTCTGTTGAATTCTTCATAAGTACTAGAGCGTTTTCTTCTGAATACTCTAATTCTTCATTTAAATCTTTAATACTAGATAGATCCACCAGCATTAGGTCTTGCAGATACTCATACTTAAGACCAGTCCATCCTTTTACAACGGAGGCTACGTAGTTCTTAGTAAATAGTTCGTCATTTAGTTCTTCGATAGGTTGACGAGTTTTTCTATCAAATTTTGTAGTAACGCAAGCTTTGCGCAACTTAATTAGTTCTTCTCTTGAAAGGAAAGCGACTTTAACTTTGAAACCAATCTTGTCTTGAAAATCAACCTCAACTACTTTAGAAGGGGTCAATAGTGATTGTAGTGAAACCATTAAATTATTTCTCCAAATAGGAGGGCATAAAGCCCTCCTCTTTTATTATAGGATACCGTAGTAGGAAACTACTAGGTTATTTGTCTTCTCAATATTATAGTCGGTGCCTTGGTAACCTTGAGCAGTAAATCCAATAGTTGTGGAAACTACGTCTTGAATGTCTACAGTAGGTACTTGTAATTGGCAGCCATCCATCAACATCTCAACTCTAGTTTGGTTAGAAATACCACCAATTTCAATCTGAAGTTTAAACTTAGTTTCAGAAGTAGTAGTAAGACCTGCTAGAATATCGGTTAGTAGCTTTGCTGACTCAAAAGAACCAGTTTTTAGGTAAGCATTTAAACTTCCAGTAATGGAACGTGTACCTGTGAAGTAACCAATAGAGTTATTAACAACACCCATATTTTCAGGAGTTAGATACTCAATATTATTATTAATAGTTAAATTACCACCAGTAATTGGTAAACTATAAGTATTCCCTGCTGTACCACTAATATTACTAACTAAAGTAGTAGTACTTAGTTTATTGGTAATGTAATATTTAGCATCATTGGTTGGGAAGGGGGTATAGTTACTACCAGTCCATGTTTGTAAGGTAGCCGGGGAAGTTAGTGTAGTACCAAATCCACTCCATGCAATCATTGCAATACCTTGTAAATCAAAAGTGATCTCTGCTTGGTTAACCGCAGCATTTGCAACCTTATAGATTGTATTATCTACTTTGAAGATAAGAGTAAACTTCTGTAGTTCATTCTTATTTGAACCTAGAGTAGAAGATACTGCTTTACTTGCTTCTTCGTGCCACTGACCGGTAAATATAGATGAGGATGTAACTGTACCATTAGGTCCTGTTGGGGCTACTGTAGTTTCTAAGTCTACAATTATATCATTACCGCTTTTTCCTACTACTCTGAAGTAACCATTACCAGTAGAACTACCTGTTAATCCAGTTGTTCCTGTAATTCTGACCATGTCCCCTAAAGCTACAGTATTTGCTGCCTTAGTTAAGGTCATAGCATAAGAACCGTTGACTAGAGCTACTGTACCTCCCGTCCATCCGGTTACTGCTGTGGAACTGATAGATGCACTACCCATTAAAGCATTCCATAAATACTTTTCTGGGGCTGTTACTACTGCTGCTGGTTTGTATGGTCTAATATATGTACTCATACTCCAATCTACTGGATTTAGTTTACTATTGAAAGCACGTTCACCACGAATTGGAGCAGTTCCTGCTTCTGATAATGTAATAGTTTGTTGTTCTGTATTCTGACTAAAGCTATAGCCATCTAATACTTGAATTTCGAAAGTATTAGCCGCGGTATAGTCACCTAGAACATCAGTAGTAGCTGTGCTGAAGAATACCTTTGTATTTCTACTTAAATTTACTGCCATAAAATTCTCCTATATACGAAATTAATAACGTAGTCAGTATTTACTAGCATTGTACTAAATTTCGTATCTTATTGATAAATTCATTTCACCAACACCAAATGGTGCTAGTAGTCCTTCATCTGTGGTTATTGAAGTGATAAGAATCTCTGTTGTACTCTTACCAGTTTCATATTCTAGCAGTTCATTATCTGTAACAACCTGCTCTACATCTTGTAGAAGATCCTCTAGCTTACTAGTTGGGTCTTCTGAGTTGACATATAATTTAAGGGAGACATTTAAAAATCCCCACTTAAATCCTCCTGGGTGATATTCTCTAGTTTCACTACCCGGAACTATACATACTGCTGGAAAGTCTGAGAGCTCGTCCCAGAATACCAGTCTAGTAAGTATGTTGCTAGGAAACAGAGTACTTTTAAATGGAGAGGCCCCATTTATACTTTTGATCTTTTCAGCTAGTTTTTTAGCTATGGAGCTTCTTGCACTCATAATTCCTCTCTTTTTATATTAACCCACACATTATATAATAGTAGAAAAATAATTTCAACTATATTTTCCAGTCTATACTATTACCGTTCTCATCCTAGACTTAGTTAGTTGTGCTGCTATTTCTCTTACTGACCTATCTATTAAAGCTACAGGACTCTTATCTATGCTACCTTGGTCACCCCCTGGTTCAAAAGTTGCATAAGGATACTTCATGTAGCTTAAAAAAGCAGTTAGTGCGTTTTGTCTACTATCAAACTGCACAGAGTTTAATTTAACTGACTCTGCAAATCTACCAGTTTGATAAGTTAGCGCCGGAGGCGCCATATTCTTACGTATTACTTCCTGAAGCCGTGCGGATAGAAGACCCTGTAGATTTACTACTGACTGGAAAGCTCCTGAAGTTGAGCGAAGTCTACTAGTATTTTTTGCTTTAACTATTAGTGAAGACTGGTTATTTATTCTATTGGAAGCAGTATTTGTATTTAATTTATGAGATACTTGTTTTGTGACCCTAGATATAGTATTAGTACTTTTAGTATTTTTGCTGCCTAGTATAGTATCTACTATATGGTCAGTTATTTGTTCTCTGAATGACTTAGAACCGTGTAGATCTATAGTACCTGTATAATCCTTACCTAGTTTTTTATTATTGCGAATAGTAGAAAATAGAGATTCCATTACTAATCGTTTAAACTCATTAGTAATTCTAGACTCTGAATCTCCACCTTGATTTCTAGGAGAGGATTCTATAAATACTGTTACTGCTCCTCTACGCTTTTTTATATCAAATTCTGTTTTTTCTACTGTGAAGTTGTGCTTAACTACAGTTTCTTTTGCTTTTGATATTGCAGCTTTTTGTATGCCAGTAACTAGTTTCTTGATTTCTGCTTCTGTTAGTGTTTTTCCTGGTTTATTTAATTGAGGTATCTGGGCTATGGTATCCCTTACTAATCTATCTAGTAAATCTTTATTAGAGGCGATTAATTCTATTTTCTTATAAGCAACCGGTATATTATGTCCTACGTCAAAACCTAGATCAAGTTCCTTGCTATATAGCTTGGCATGTAGGGCCTGTGCTTCTTTACCCCCATTCTTTAAAATAGATAGTATAGTTTTGAATTCTTTTGGTTGGCTAAATATAGCCTCACCTACTCCGGATAACCTTATAAATTCTTCCTTAATACTATTATTATCTTTTACATAATTAAGTATACTAGTATCTCTATCTAGTAGGTTTATTGAACTAATAAAAGATCTAACTTGATCAAATGAATCAAAAGTTAATATATGGCCCTTTTCACCAGTACTACTTATAGTCCTATGAGGTACTCTGCCAGATCTATGCTTCCTAGTTTTCCTATACGCGGCTAATATTGCGTATACTGCACTTTTATCTTTAGTTGCTAATTTATCTATAGATTGTGGAGCTAAAGACTTTAGTAGCTCTTCACTTATTACTAGTACATGTACTGTTTTGTTTAAATTAGTTCTTAGATCGGAAGTAGTTGTTCTCTCTTTACTACCAACTACCTTGTTACCTAGCTCATTAATAGGTATTGCTGCTGTAATCTCATCTAATAATTCACCAAGAGCTTTCTTACTCATTATCTAATAACCCTATATAAATCTAGGACACGCTTAATGTGATGAGGGAAATCAGAACTACGAATGTACTCAATACTAACAGAACCTTGGGTTTTTCTAGGAGATGCTTCACGCTTCATATAGTATTCTAGTAAATCTAGAGCTGCTATATACAAGTCACCTGGAAGTACTGAGTAACCAGCTCTATATGTAATCTTGAAGTAGTTTGGATAATTAATATCAGCAGCACCAAATATGACTAGTCTATCATTTTGTCTATCAATTAGATAATCAGTATACTCTGCTAGTGGTATATATGTTTGACCACTGTCTTCTGAATAAGCAACCTCTTCTACACTAAGTATAGGAAATTCCTCTGTATATAGATAGTCATCTCCTCCATTATAATATTGTACAATATCTAAAAATTCCTCAGTATCAGCATCATAGCTATCAATGAAACTTCTAGTACAATAATTTTTAATTAACTGACTAATATAAGGTATTAATAGCTCAATGCGCTCATCTTGATCTGTACTGCTAATATTTGTATAGAGCTTATAATCGTCGACTGTAATTAGGTTTCTCATTTATTCACCACCTGGATTTTTACACTTCTATCATCTTCTCTACCTAAAGATGTTACAATAGATACTACTACTATGTACTCTTTCCCAACTAAACCACCATCTAACCAGAATAGTACTGAAGTATTACTATCTGATATAGTTGAAGATACTACTACTAACTCAGCTGGTTTGCTAGATACTACTGTGGCTGATACTATAGTTTCCGAATCTAATACTTGTAAATAATCTGTAGTAGCTCCAGGTCTATTATTTGTTTTTGATGCGAAATCCATTAAGTAGTCTAACTTAGCTTCTGGATCTTTCTGAAGTTTTTTTATTGCCATATGTACTCCTATCTGTGGGTGACCACTATTATCCTACTTAGAGGAACTCTTCTGAATGAAACTACTATATATTTCCAAGAAGAACCCCAGGATTTACCCCAGGAGTTTTTCCACATTATATAGGCCCCCAAGGATTAAGTTCAGTACCTATTCCGGTAACTTCTATATTATTAACTTTTTGTATATCTGCATGTATTGGTGTAACTTGTGCAGCAGCTAATACTGCAGCAGCGTTTTCATTAGCAGTAGGGGCAGGTGTTCCAGTAGTAGATAAAGCCTGAGTCATTTGCGAAACTCTAGACTGTATTATTGTAGTTGCCATGGGCCAAGGTATAAAAAATGGTAGGTTTGGATCTGTTGGATAAAAATTACCATCTATTACTACTTGTACATTACCTACATCTGGAGGAACTCCTCTCCAACCTAAATCATTTCTAATAAAGACATATGCCCCTAGAAAAGTTCCGCCACCTAAGGAGTCTCCACCAGCCGTGGAAAAGGCTGGTGGATACTTTAAATTATCTCCTTGAATAGTCCAATCTACCCACTCAGAGTACAACTCCTGAGCAGTAAACTGGAATACTCCACCTACTACAGCAAGCGGGTCACCTTCAATACTCAAAGTTGGTCCATCAAAGATGAACTTGCTCACAATATCTCCTTATGCGTATACGCGGTCGGTTTCAGCAACCAATGATAGACTAATACCTTTAGTACGTGATAGAGTACCACTAGCAACAGCGAACTTACCAGTACCTGGCTTAATACCGATTAGAGTAACTGCTCTATCAGTACCTCCTGCAAATCCACCCTGTACATTACCATCATAATCGTAATCAAAGTCAATACTACCGGCAGATATAGTTCCAGTAATTGGAGTACCAGCAGCATTATTAACTGTAATAGCCCCAGTCTCACCATAGTCATTACCGGCACCAGGTGGTGTAGTAAACATTAAGCGATAGCTGGATCCAGCACCTACTAGTACTGAATTGAAAGACATTGTACCTGCTGCTGTATATGGGTTAGTACGTAGAGTATTAGAATCATCGTAGAACTCAATTCTATTACTATCTGCGGATAGAACATCATCAATATAAACTGAAGGTGAAGTTACTAAAATGTCACCAACGAAGCGTAGTAACTCATCTTGGATTTTACCAATTTTAGTACCTGCTGTTCCACTAGTATTAATATCAGTACCTTGGCGCAATAGATATTGAACCTTAGCGTAAATCTGCTCTAAAGTACCACCATTGCCTTCGATAATAATCTTGAAGTTTCTTGAAGCCCCTGCAATAGTACGAGTTTGATTAACTGTATAGTAGGCAACTGTAATACCGTTATAAGGTGCACCAGTCATAGCTGTATCAGCTGTAGCTTGTACATCACCTAATAATCCAGTAATCTTTAAGTCATCCTCATTAGATACTAGAAAGTTCTGTTTATTAGCCCCGGTAGCAGTAGCACCGGTATCTGCTAGAATAGAAGATTTGAACTTTTTTCCATACTCACGTGCGAATGTCTTTGCATAAGTACGTTTATCAAAGTTACCATGAGTAGCATCACCAAATACTTTAATACCAACGTTGAATTGATCAGTAAAGGGGAAGTTAGTTGGTGCATCTGTTGGTGCTAGATGATAATATGGTTGTACAGTACTAGCCGGAGTAATACTACCAAGACCTACGAAACCTGAATACTGCTGCAATAGTACTCCAGCAGCTGAATACTCTGACCAACCACCATCTCGCAGCATGTTACGCGTTGCATCAGAATTGAAAGTCCATCCAGAGAAGGTTGCACCATCTGTACCAATCTGGAACTGACCAGACAGCGCATCAATGGCGTAGAATGGAAACGGACTATCTTGATAAGTTGGGGTTGCCCATAAGTCAACAAAGAAGGAGTAAAGTGCCTGCCAAGTGACACCATCCTTGGCCACTAAATCCCCAGCTACATTCAATGTTATTACACGATTTGGTTCATCAATACTAACTTCTGTTCCTACAGCTAGTAATGTTTTTGAAGTAATTTTTGCCATATATTTCCTTAAATATAGTTACGATCTTGGATGAGGGAAACAGGAATAGTCGAACTGGTCAGCCCTAGCGTCAGATTGCGAATGAATTGCACCTGATACCCCGGCTTAATGAATCCCACATCAATCGTGGGCGTGCCTGCGTAGGCATAGGCGTAGGAAGTCCCTACGTTCTGATCAACCTGATCAATGATGGTGTTTGTGCCAGCGGTCAGAATCACAATGTCACAACCAGACGGCAAGCCAGTGAATGTCACCGTGGTCATGTCATCAGGATAAGTAGCGGTCTGATCTACCGTGGTCCAGAGGTACAGACCTTGGATGTAACTATTGAACGATGGGCCAAGAGCAAAAGACGTGTTGACGTAAACGATATTGGCTCTTGCTTGGCTATCTGAGTCCCTGACAATGGCGGAGTTGGTTGTCCAATTACCTACTACTTCATCAATCACACAAACGCCCGCAACCCCGCCGGATGGGAAATCAGCAACGATCCTAGCCGTGCCTCCGCCAGCAACATGGCGCACCGTTTCACCCACTACGAAGTTGTTGGTTCTGGACGAGTAGCGGAAGAACTGACGTGCAGTCAGCTTGATCTTGATATTGAAACCAGTGGTTGCTGATACAGACAACGCAGCCATGTTGGCAGGCGTAGCCTCAATCCAGCTTCCATAACCTGAGCCAGTATCAATCTGAACCTCGATCAGCAGAGCTTGGGGAACGTCTACATAGTTACTGGAATACTCAAGGTCGGCTGTGAGGACTTTGGGCAGAATTGACCTAAAGCCACTCACCCCATAAATCTTATGCGGCCAAGTGTAAGTTACAGAGTCCCCTGCTTGCTGAAGATATAGCCTGCCGGTATTGGAGAAGGTAGCTAGACCAGTGAGTTCATAGGGCTTGACAGCTTGAGTAGAGGCGGTAAATACCAGCCCTAGCGCACCCGTAGTTGGGGTGTGATACATCTCGGTAAAGTGAGTGTCGAACACACCTAAGCCGCTTTGCGTTAAACCATCTATAGTGCTACCAATATTCCAAAGAGGCGTAGTCGCCGCCCCATCTGCCTTAGATGCACCACCGCCTCCTACACCTTTGAAAATCATGCCGTTGTTATAGGTATATAAGGCAGCACTTCCGAATTCAGTTCTTACATTTTCCAAAATTGTATCGTTGGCGGTATTCAACGTATAAACAACTGGATTGCTAGCCTCTCTCGCCATATTGCCATCTATTTGAATATTCTTAAAACGGTTTCTGTTTGAGTCAAGCTGAATATCTATATTAGCGAATGTGCCACTTAAATACCCAGTGCCTAATTTCAGATCAATATTACGAATATAGTTATCTGAACTTGAAGCGGTTAGATTAAAGGCCATCTGAATAGCCCCGCCCCATCCAGATTGTGTTACGTTTTCTAATACATTTCTATTTGAGGATGTAGTAAATACAAAGAATGGCGTTGCGGCAGAGTTCCAATACAAAATGTTTTCCTTGCTGGGTACAAAGTCAGGATCAGTGCCAATGCACCATACATTCCACACCAAGTTAGAAGACCCATTAAGAATTATTCCTTGGTTGCGAGTTTCACCTCCACCCGTATAACCCCTAGAACCCGCATAACTCATACCAATATCTGGAGTGACTGCGCTAGCGCCGGTTCCTTGCGTAAATACAGGAACAGATGTGGCTGTTACAAATACACCTTCATAAGCAATAACGTCAGCCGATCTATTCATTCGTATAACTAAATCATGGCTTGTTGCAGTAGCCACAAAAGTGACATACTTTACTTCTAGCGTATCTGTCAGTGTGAAATCAGTAAATGCTGTACCAAAGGTAATCCTACCGGCCACCGTTGGGTAAAGCGTATTCGTTGCCTTGCGTGGAACTGCCCGCATCAGTATAGATGCGGTATAGGTAGTCGCTATCGTTAGACCAGTAACGGAGAGTGTTGCCGTTCCATTATCTGCCGTTGCAAGCAGTTGTCTGATTGACGTACCTGTATTTCCATCCATACCAGAGGCAGGCCATGCTGCTGTAGACCCCGCTGTGATATTGGACTTAACCCATGTTGAACTACTAATTTCGTGGGAGTATCTGGCGAAGTTCGTATATCCATTAGCCGCTGATGGAGTCGCCCTTAATGCGGGAGTGTCAACATAAACGCCAGCAGAAGAATATTTACGCAACACATAGTAATAAGTGGTTCCATTGACTGCCGTAGCGTCTGCCGCAGTAACAATAGTTACCGTATTTGTTGTAAATACCCGAGTGCCAGCATCTCTTACAGGAACCGCAGGATCAGTAGACCGATAGACCTCATAAGCTGGAGATGTGTGTGTTGGATCGAGTCTAGTCCAGCTTACAGAAACCGTATTGTTTCCCGGTGTTACCCAAACTTGAGGAACGCCATCTGTAGGCATAAGGTGCGGAACAGCAGAGTGCTCACGCCAATTACCATAGAAGCCGGTGTAGCCCCTATTGGCATACTCTTGCCAGAATGGCTTAATATAGTACCGTGTATTTTCAGCTAACGGATTACCTGTTACCGGATCATATTGTGCCGACAGAGTGTACCTAGTGTAATCGTAAGAAACACCTTCTGAATACACACTCATTCCAAACACTACGTTACTTACTTTGTTATCAGAAGAAGTGACAAAACGAATGGGTGGGCCACCATACGTTTCTACACCATCAATAATTGAGTTATTGACATAATATAGCGCAAGCATGGATTGAGCATTTCTGCCACCCTGACAAATAAGACGAGTGTCTTCTAAAGTAAGTCCATCGCAATAGTCGAAGCGCAGAATGCTGGAAGTACCACCACCAATCTGTTTAGTGGCGGCTATGTGTATTTTTTTAACTGAACCGGTAATGTAGCTAATAGCCCAAAGCGTGCCGTTGCTTCCAGCGTTGGTTGCAGTAGTATCAAGTACAGGTGTAGTTGCTCCCCAATGATTACGGAAGGGACGTACCGCCACACACATATCATCAATATCAATGCCGTAAACCTTACTGAGCGTTGGCGGATAACTACAACCAATACGTTTCAGTGAAAGTTTCTCTGCTCCGGTATAGTTACCCGGCGCTACATCAAATAGGCAAGTATCGGCAGTCAAACTACCTGAGTTTGTCAGCGTGATATAGGTTCCAGAACCCGCTCCATTGTGTATATTCTCTCCGCATACATGTGTCACCATGATGTTCGGGATTCTGATCTTGCAACCGTTCGGCGGAATTGCACCGTCGAAGTCATCACCGAATACCACTTGGTTTGTATGCTGCACTTCCCAAGTGGTGTAGATGGTTAGCGTCACTATTCCTAATGACGTGCCAATAGCGTTAGCATTCACTTCAAACTGTGTGGCTGACAACACTCTCTCAACTACCGAATTTGCTGCAAGGGTGGTCCCGGTAACGTGTGCGCCAGGGGATATGTCGGTAGTGTCACTCACCTCAATTATTCTGCTTCCGACCAAACATGAACAGTTGGTCAGGACAATATTGCGATGCTGTGCGGTATTAGGTGTCTGTTTGAACACCATACCCTTGCGACCTTTACCAAACGCAGCAAGACCAGACAGCAGCCATTTAGGCACCATGCCGTAAGGTTCACCAGCATTGGCCCAGGACTCATAGACGCCAGAACTAGGCGCAGTCTCTACCCACAACGCAGCCACATAGTCACGGTAAGGCACAGTGAAGGTCTGGCCTGCTGTGCCGTTACTTGTACCCACTTCAATCCAGTTACCTGCAATCTCGATTGATCCCAATCCAGAAGAAGGCGTGATGGTTGCGGCTGAAGTTCCTGTCACTCGCCCCATTATGAAACGAATGGCATCAGTCGTACTGGTATTCTCAATTCGTAACTTACCATTATTGATAGTAATGCTATTCCAGAACTTATCTTGATTCGTATTGACCGTAACCACTGCACCATCATTGATGGTCAATCCGTCATTGGAACGCCATGCACCCGATGCAATCGCATCAGCATTCACGTTGGCTGTAACTGTCTGGACAGCCATTAGCGAGCCTTCAAGTGTTTGATGTGCTGCATGATGGCAGCAGTCATTTCAGCTTCAGAAGGTACTCGGTCGAAGATAAATTCTTCAGTAACAACCTCGCCCTTGGTGTCATTCAGGAAATCAACCTTGGTGTAATAGTTACTGCCACGCATTTCAGCGCCGTAGCGATTCGCTTCGGTAATCTCATCCTGAGCCAGAATGTTGACCGTGAATGAATCCAGTTCAGGGGTGTCAGGCGTCGCATGAATGGCAGCAGCTTTCTCAGCCGAGATAACACCGTAGCCTTGCAGCACAGATACCAGTGCCTGCACTTGAGGCAGACCCACATCCACACCATTCGTCCAGTCGAACTTCTGCTTCTCCAGCTTCAGCGTAGTGAGCAAAGGTTCTTGAACCCCGAATTGAGCAGGGTCCATCATGAATGCAGTAAAGGCGCTTGCTTCATCATCTAGGAGGGTGAGCAAGTCACCTTTAGTGAGATATTTCATTTTTAAACTCCAAATAAAGTTCTATCGTCCTTAGCTATTAGTAAGAACCTATTTTCTATAGGTATTAAAACATACCTATTATCAGTACTTGTTACTATTATTCTAGCTTCTGGAATAATATTATTAATCCAAATGATATTATTTATAAAACTACTATGAAGAATATCAGATATAATTAACTGTGCTTGTGTACCTAATTCTAAATTATCAGTAAAAGAACTTACATCTAAGTAGTCAACTAATAATACATTACTCTGGTTTAATTCTATAGTGCTATTAGTATTTGATACTAATAGATTTAGTAAACTTATAGTTATGCCTTGTGAAAGTGCAAACTCTTCTATACTAGAATTTATATTTAGACTATCAATTAGTAAACTATGTGCTTGGTATAATAATACTGGGCTAATTGAATTTGAAGAAGCTAAACTATGTAGTATTAGACTATTAGCTTGAATTAAATCAGCTGTAGTAATTAAATTACTGTTAGCTAAATGATTAACTAGAAGATTTAATCCTTGACTTAGTAGTACATTATCAATTATTTTTGCATTAGTTAAGTTCTGAACTGTTAATGTATATGCTTGGTATAGTAATACTGAACTTATTGAGTTTGAAGAAGCTAAACTCTGTAGTATTAGACTATTAGCTTGAATTAAATCAGCTGTAGTGAGTAAACTACTATTAGCTAAATGATTAACTAGAAGATTTAATCCTTGGCTTAGTAGTATATTATCAATTGTTTTTGCACTAAGCAGATTATTAACCGTTAGTACATAAGCTTGGTATAGTAATACTGAGCTTATTGAATTACCAGTAGCTAGACTTTGTAATATTAAAGTATTAGCTTGAATTAAATCAGCTGTAGTAAGTAAATTACTATTAGCTAAATGATTAACTAGAAGATTTAATCCTTGGCTTAGTAGTATATTATCAATTGTTTTTGCACTAAGCAGATTATTAACCGTTAGTACATAAGCTTGGTATAGTAATACTACACTAATTGAGTTTGAAGAAGCTAAACTCTGTAGTATTAAACTATTAGCTTGAATTAAATCAGCTATAGTAAGTAAACTACTATTAGCTAAATGATTAACTAGAAGATTTAATCCTTGGCTTAGTAGTATATTATCAATTGTTTTTGCACTAAGTAGATTATTAACCGTTAGTACATAAGCTTGATATAGTAATACTGCACTAATTGAGTTTGAAGACGCTAAACTCTGTAGTATTAAACTATTAGTTTGAATTAAATCAGCTGTAGTAACACTATTAGAAACTAAAATACTATTTAGTAATAATGCTATATGCATACTAATATCAGCACTACTAACTGTATTAGTATTAATAATATTAGCAAGTTGAATCAGATTTTGCTGAATTAAACTGAAAGTTTCAGATGAAGTGGAATTTATTAGATTTGCTAGGTTTAGGGTTAATGAGCCACCTAATGTTGTCCATATTCCATTTGCCTCTACGACGTTAGAATATTTTGTACCATCAAATACTACAGCAGCAGAATCATACTCAGTTCCAGGTAAAAGCCCAGTAACTTCTAAATACTGCCCTGGGCCAGACCATACTGCATTGCCCGCCCAAGATGCTGGTGTACCTAATGCATTCTGCTCCGCTACTATCTGAGCCGCTGATGGTGTACCCATACCTGCTGGATAGGTAACAATAAGTAAAGTCTGTAAATCGGAACGTTTGAATGCCCCAACAATCAAGCCGTGACGTGATGAGACCCCCGCTGTGGTTTGCAGCGTACCCGTAGCACCCGCTGTGACCTTGACAGCGTGTGCGAAGGTATTAGTAGTGTCCGCACCTGTTGCTGTGTTTCTTTCGTCAACCTCGCCCCAGAAGTTAGGGTTGGGTATGTGTGCCCCACCCGTTGCTGAGGACTGATTATTGGGGCTTGTGGCTGCGGTGAAGAGTGACGCGGTAGTGTTATCCGCACCAAAGAAAAACGAGATTAGAAGCTCGCCGTCCTCAGCGACCGTGATAGATGTGGCGGTTACTGTGGTGCTATTCGCACCTAGCGTGTTCGCACTGCCTGTGTCGTAAGTTACAGGTATTGCATATCCATACTCCTCTCGGTACACAGCCAAGCGACCGAAAGCCACATCACCGCCTGACCGTGTAAACGTGTAACCAGGAGGTGAAGCGGCGTCATAGACACAATAGGCCATCAAGCCGGAACCAATAGAGCTCGCTGCCGTTGTGGATATGTTACCTGAACTCTGCTGTGTGGCGACTAGGTTCCAACCCGAAGGTAGCGTGAATGCTGCAGTGCTGCGGTAGGCGATCATAGCGACGAAAAGATCGCCGGTTTTCAGTACAGGGCACGTCCATGTCGTTCCATCAGGCGAAGTGATGACAGTACCTGACACACCTACAGCGACGAAGAGATCTGATGAGCAAGTGACTCCGAACAGCGAGTTAGCCGTACCGCTAGTCCGCGTTGCCCATGTAGTACCATCAGGTGAAGTGATGACGGTGCCCCAAGCACCTACAGCGACGAAGAGATCTGATGAGCAAGTGACCGCGGCCAGCGCGTTAGTCGTTCCGCTCGTCCGAGTCGTCCATGTTGTAGAGTCAGGCGAGGTGATGACTGTGCCTGACAAGCCTACCGCTACGAAGAGGTCTTCGGTGGATGAGTAGGTGACGCCGGTCAAGTAATTAGTCGTACCGGAAGTACGAGTTGTCCATGTAATCCCATCA